CAGCGAGAGCAAATATGCCTGCTACAAAATCTTTATTCGGTTATCAGATGAGATTTGATCTTCAAGAAAGATTTCCACTTCTTGAATTAAGAAAGTTATCATTTAAAAACATAGTTGCAGAACTTCTATGGTTTTTAAATGGTGACACCAATATCAAGTTTTTGGTTGATAATGGTTGTAACATCTGGAATGAAGATGCTTACAATTATTACATAAAACTTCGAGAATCTGGCTTACAAACAAAGAAAGCAAGACAGGATTACTCTTTTGCAGAATTTGTTGATGCAATAAAGAAAACGGAGTTTGATAAACTTCCTGTTCATTATATTCGCCCAGAAGCAATTGAAACTTTTTACAGACTTGGTGATTGTGGTTATCAATATGGAAAAGTTTGGAGAGATTTGGATGGTGTAGATCAAATCAAAAATCTTGTGAAAAGTCTTTCTGAAACTCCAGAAAGCAGAAGACATATTTTGACTTCTGTTGCTCCTCAGTATCAGAACAAACTTGCACTTTATTGGTGCCATGCACTTGTTCAGTTCAATTGCAGACCTATGACAGAAGAACAAAGAACAAACTGGGTAATAAAATATTACTCTTCTTCTGAAGACGAGTTAATAGCTGATCAAAAGAGAACAAAAGATCTAGTAGATACATACGCACCTAAATATTATTTAGATTGTAGTATGTATCAAAGAAGTGCCGATGCTTTTTTAGGAGTTCCTTATAATATTGCATCTTATGCTTTATTAACAGAGATTTTATGCAGACTTTTAAATTTCGCATCTGGTGAATTTATTCATAGTTTTGGAGACGTTCATCTTTACGAAAATCATTTTGCTCAAGCAAGTGAAGTTATAAACAGATCTATAACTCACAAAGACAGTAATACGCAATTGAGACTTAATTTTACTCAAAATAGAGTAATTGAAGTTCTAGATAAAAATGATTATGGGAATCTTCCATTTAGTTGTTTTGAACTAAAAAACTACAATCCACAACCTGCAATAAATGCAGAACTTTCAACTGGTCTACTCAAGTAAGATGGGAAAGTTACTAATTTTACTACTTTGCATATTACTGTGTGGTTGTGAAGATACTTCTCTTGAAAAAAGGCCTAATAATGGAGATAGAATATTCATTCATTATTGGAGCTCAGATACGGAAAGTAAAACTGAGGGAAGAATTGAAGTTAAGTCCGTATGGATGGATACTCCTTATTCACTAGACAAAAAGGACTTTGTTAATTCTGTCAAGTACAGAAAATTAGATGGCTCGTTAGGTAAGCTAAATGATAATGAGTCTTTCCAGATAAGAGTATATAGAGGTGGGTATAACGGAAAGATATTCCCGTATTGAAATTTTCGGGGAGACAGATAGACTGGCTCTGGAAACAGAGCCATTTTAAAAAAAATAAATTATGAATACAGAAAAACAGCCTCTTTGGAAAATAGCAAGTTTTCCATTTAATACAGGAATTTATAACGGTTTAGATTACATATCAAAAGGATATTACAAACACGTAATGGAAAATTTTGGTAGATATGAAGAACATAAAACAGCAGATTTGAATTCTTATGAATTTAGAACTGGCCCATTAGAAATGGTTGAAGAAAGACATAAATCAAACTTAAAAAGAGCTGAAAAGCTTGATGATCAAAGAAGAAGACTTATTAGTGAAATCCCAGAAAAAGAAAAGAATAAGCTGACTCGTGTAAACTTCCCTCAAATTGATTGGATTATGCGAACTCAACCAACAAATCCTGTTGTAAATAAACATTGGTGTGATGGTAAAGAATATATGAGTTTTTCACTTGTAGATTATCAGCAAGCAAGAACTAACAGAAAGGTTGTATATGAAATACTAACTGAGGTTTACGAAGCACTTCCTCAAGAATTTAAAAATCTTGAAACTGGGAAAAGAATAAAGCTTAACCGAGATAATACAAATTGGTTAAAAGCTGTCAAAAAACACGAAATGGTTGAGTATTTTCTAAATGGTCAAGAGGTTTCTTCAAAGGGAAGATTTATTTCTGACGATCTGGATACTAACACAATAGAAATGGATGTTGAAAAGTATTATCAATTTCCAGAAGAATTCAGAGAACCTTTTCGAAGTTTTCCTAAGAGTTATACTTCATCAAAAAATGCAGAATTGGAAACTGCATACAAAACGATAAATCGTCTTACAAACGAACTTTCTGAAAAGGATGAAGAGGTTGAGAAGTTAAGAAATAAGCTTAACCTTGTTGTTTCAATAATCGAAGACAAACCAGAAGACAGTAGTTTTTAGAAATCATGGTAAAAGTATTAACTCTCAAAGAACCAGATAAAAACTGTATAAATACTTACAAGTTTTTAAGATATGAAGTACGAGTTACTTATTGTACAGAACCAAGAAAAGAATTCGAAAAGAGCATTGAAGAAAATAAATCAATATACTCTCTACAAACAGGCTGGAAAATCGAAATCTTTTCTGGTCTTCCGGGCGTTTATAAACTCTTTGGTTTTGCAGATAGTGTCAAGTATGTAAAAAAGAATGTGGAACTCTTACTTGCAGACGTACCAAAACATGATTTACCTGAACTTAAAGTTGAATTCAAATGGGAATAATATACAGAAAAGATACTTCTGGTTGGAAAGAGATAAATGACATCCAGATGCGGTGGTTAATTGAATTTAGACCTAAAACAAATCACCTTATAAAAAGTGGAACTTGGGAATTTGAAAGTCCAATGTTTGATCTCGACGATCTTACAAAATACAATTCGGATTTTAAGTTCTACCTCAAAGAAGAAGTTTACAACTCTCTTCCAGAAGAATTTACAAAACATCAAAAAGCCTCCGATTAAGGAGGCTTCTTTTCTAAGACATTAAGTATTCCCGAAGAATAGTAGATAATGCTTTTACCATATTTCCTTTTCTTTTCTGATATGCTTTCATATCGTCAGGATTAGAAATAAAAGCAACCTCCAAAAGAAGTGCAACTCCTTGAATATTCAGAATGCCAATTCGTTTTCTTGCAGTTTGCAATTCAGATTTAACTCCACGATTACGAATGCCTAATTCAAGAGCGCAAACTCTTGCAATTTCGGCAGCCATTTCATTTTCTTTCTTTTCTGGGGTATCATCAATGATTACTTCCAGACCAGTTGCAGATGCAACACCTGCTGCATTGAAATGAAGACTTAAAACTAAATCGTCTTTGTCAGAACTAAATCTTTGTAAAGTTTGAGCAAGTGAATTGTTATCTAAGTCGGCAACAATAGTTCCTGTAAATCCAGATTTTCTAAGATCCGCAATAATTAAATCACGAAGTTCTTTAGTCAAATCTGCTTCTTTGTAACCGTTGCCAATGGCACCGGGATCGCTGTTATTATGACCAGCTTCAATAAATAATCTTTTCATAGTTTTTATTCAGAAAGGGTTATTGTTTTTATATATAAAAATTCATTATCTAGAGTTTCAATTGATTCTTTCTGCAAATCTTCTATCTCTTCTTTTTTAAGAATGCGATTTGCTAGGTATACTCTAGATGAATTAAGATGTACAAATTCAGTTTGTTCTTCTTGTGGCATAGTTTAGATAATTTGTGGTGAACTAGGAATTATCGTTTCTTTGTAATGATCAATCGCAACTGTAACCGGAGTTGTAAATGTTCCGCTTGTGTTAAGAAGACCTATAAATAAACCATAGTATGCAGTTATTGGAGTTACATCAACTCCATTTAGTGAAGCTGCCAAAATATTATTTATGTAAAAATTATAAGTGTTTGTGGATTTATTTATTTCAAGACTGAGTTTATACCAAATGTTTGCAGTAGGAATGAATAGTGGATTTGCAGTTGTGTCTGCAATAGCAGTATAAGTAGTTAAATTATTGGTATTTGTTCTTATTGCAAAGACTGCTCGGTTAGGACTAATCGTTGCATTCCATTCCATTGTAATTGCAATACGTCTATCTGTTCCCGGCCCTGTTGTATTATGAAAACTTTTAAGAAATGTAAAAACTTTGGATGCGGTTGGTATTTCAGAAAATCTAACCCAAGTATCAAATTTAAAATAGGCATTATCAAAATAATATTGATAAGCAACTCCGTTTGTGCTATCTCTTCTTATGCTAGAACTCCCATTTGAAGCTGTTCCACTTCTTAATAACACAATTCCTTGTGCAGGAGTATATGCAACTGCTTCATTTATTTGTGGAATATTTGCGCTAGAACCTGTACCAGAAGCACTTAAACCAAAACCAGATCTATCAAAAAATGATTGTTGCCAAACATTATTATTTACATTCGTAAGATCTGAAATTAGTGCATTTACTTCTGATTTTTTGTAATAATCGCTCATATCTACCCAATGAGCATTTGTAATCCCACCAATTAATTTGTAGGGTTTGTTTTCGGAAAGAACGTAACAATCCTGTCCTATATATCTTGAACCAGAAGGAAGTGCATTTCTAGCAGTAATATCTGCCACTTGTGTATCTTTATCAAGTGGAAAATTTCCGAGTCTGTTAAATCCAACTGGTGTGTTTACAAATGACATGTTAATTGAAAGTAAAAGTTACTGCTCCCGGAATTGAATTTGAATTAAATGTGTAAACATAATAAACTTCACTGGTTCCATCTGCAAAATTTATAGTTTGTTCACTTCTAGTAAAATTAGAAAACACATTAAAATTATTATTGTCTATAATGGATGTTAAAACATCATAACTTTTTGGATAGGCATATATGTATCTATTATTGCTGGCATTAAATGCAAGGTTTGTTCTTGATTTTGAGGCTAACAAATTTGCTTTTCCTAATGTAGTTACATCTGCACCAACTGAACCTGATCCAAAATAAACTGGAGAAACTGGAATCATTGTTAAGGTATCTGTTTCATTTGCTGTTGTTTGCCAATCCGTTGTTATTGTTACAACTCTATTTGATGTGGAAATTATATTAGTTGAAAAATTACAAGTTACAGTAGTAGATGTAGTTCCAGAACTAATATTTATTTGTGTTAAATTCGGAATGTTTACTACTGTTGCTCCTAAGTGTGTATCACTATTTGGGTAAGCATTGTAATTAAATACTAATTGAGTAATCTGCGCACCTTTTTCAAAATTCAATCCGGATTTTGCAAAATTGACTTGATCTGCAAGTGTCATACTTACAAAACTAACGGCTGCATTAGGATTTACAAAAGGTTGCAACATTGCTTTTAAAACTTCAATTATAGTTTTATTTGCTAAAACATAACCACTATTTAATGCTCCTACTGTAATTGTTGTAGGATCTTCCGTAGGAGAAAAAGCAACCTCTGGGATTACAATTCCGTCAATTAGATCATCAACTTCTTCTTTAGTATAATAGTCTGATAAATCAATGTCTGGAATAGGAATAGGAAAAAACCCAGAAGTACCTTCTGAGTTTGTTCCGTAGTAATAACTATCTCCTGCATTTTGTATTCCTTCTACTTTTTCTGCACTATCTACAATACCATTATTATTTGTATCATATACAGATTTTCGCATATCTCCGAATGGAGATTGATCAACTACTAATGGAAGTAAAAAAAAAAGTAGGCTGAACCTGAGAAATTTCTACATCATATTTATTTCTTAGATAAGAAAGAAATATCTGTTTGTCTGCATCTGACAAATCTAATGCTTCTGAATTTACAATACTTAATGCATATTCAATTTCAGATACTGCAAGTATAAATGCTTTGCATCTGTCCCAAGAATAATTTTCTGAAATCTTTATAGAGAAATCATAAATCTTTTCTCTAAGTTGGTTCTGATACAGTTCTATCTGACTTAACATCCGCATCCACAATTTATACAAAGACCTTCTAAAATTGATTTTAGTTTCTTTGTGGTTTTCATATCATTTTTTGCTGCTGCAACCAACATTGAGATATATAAAGACTCTGCTTGTATATATCTATTTTGTTCAGTGGTAAAACCCTCAAGTAATCTTTCTATTTCTTGATCGTTAAGTTCTTCAAGACATGAAAGAATTTCTTTAGAAACTGGAATTGTATATTTTACATACATAACCCCAGAAGTTTTTATTATTTCTTGATATGCGTTTCCTTCTCCTACTATTAATTCTAGTTCGTTTGGAATTACTATATAAAACAATTCATAAATTCCATTTGAGACATTAAATTCCCAAAGAACTGAACTATCAGGATTATTTGAATTGCGTACTGCAAGAAATTCTTCATTTTTAAGTAATACTGTATAAATCTTGAAATCGTCTCTTTGTCTACTAACATTGTAGGTGTTATCATCTTCAACTCTAAGTATTGAAGAATCTGAGATAAGACTAAGTTTTGCTTTAATTGGTATCTGAAGAACTGGAAATTCAGGAGGTGTACTTATTATTAATCTACTCTTATTTATAGTTGTAAACATCAACTTTAAATTTCCAAGAGTAGAAAACAACAGTCTTTCTTTCTGAACTGTTGAAAACATGAGTTTCAGATTTCCAATAGTAGAAAATATCAATCTGCTTTTATTTATTGTGCCGAATAGTAATTTTCTACATCTTCTCCAACGATATTCTAAAATTGTTGTTGGTTCTTCGTCAACTTCGTATTCATAATAAGTAGCAGGACTTGCTCCATGTATGTTATTACAGCCAGTTATTCTTATAAATATTGTACCAACTTTTTGCTGAATTATAGCAATATCTTCTGCGAAGATACGAATTTTTGTATTTGAAGCTGTAAATCCTGCTTCTACTGCAACTTCGTAAAATCTAGTTTCTATTACAGTTGGTGAATTTCTCTTATTTAAAAATTCAAGTTTTAAAAATGTATTTGTTCCGCCTTGATCTTCAAATTCAAGAACAAAAGGATAATCTCCTAATTTATGAATATCTCCATTCAGCGAAAATATTTCAGGAGAAGCAGCAGAATATGAACCGACTAAAATTCGTGGCTCATCTTCTAATGCTTGATCTTTTGGTACAATTTCTAGTTGTACTATTCTTGCTGAAACAGACATAAATTAATATTTTCTGAAATAAGTTTGATTTACTACATCATAATGACTTGCTTGCAAAGTTATGTTTGCAGCAGGAATTACAATTGCAGGTAAATCATCTGTGATTTCAAATCCGTATTTTGTGTTGGTGGCTAAATTTTCAACTCCTCTTGCGAATGGATTTATTAAATACCAACAATATGTAGGAAAGTTTGCAACTGTCATCTGAGCTAAACCAGAGGCAATTATTGAAGGAAAAGGTTGTGCTGTTGAAGCAATATTCGGAAGATTTACTGTTGAGTAGTTTTCTATACCTGCTTCTAAAGAAACCGGAGTAGCCGAAACATCTCCAATTCCTAACGCACCTTCTGCAAAAAATTCAATATAAGATTTATTTGTAAATGCAGGAGGACTTAGTACTTCTTCTGATGTGCCTCTTCTTAATTGAAATAAACTAGGAACTGTAACAGAAGTATTTCCTGATGCCTTTATTACTTCAATTCTCATTAAAAAAGAATCTGTTGGCAATACAGCATCTACATTTCCAGATGCAAATCTAGCTCCGTTAAGTGTAATTTTTGCACTTGATACCAATGTTAAGGAAGTTTCACTACCTGCTGTAATTGAAGCTACAACTCCTATGTTGTTTCCAATTGCATCTTGAAGTATATGTCCTACTTGTAATTGAGTAGAAAATTGAGTTCCTGATCCAGTAACAGTTGTGCTACTTGTGGAGCAACTGATTGTACCTGTTCTTAAAGCAAGACTAAATATTTCCTCAGTAGGTTGATTTGCTGTTCCTCCGTTTGGCGTTTGTGTAAGAGCAAGATTGTTAGAATTTACTCTGTAAAATTTTTTGTTAAATACTGCCATTATAGTAAGTTTTGGTTATCTTTTTGAAGTTTATTAAGTAAGTTTTGTAACTGAGAAAATCTTGGCTCATCTTGTCTTTGATAAGCATAATTGAAAGCTGCTCTTACAGTTTTGAAATCTTGAATTGCAACTTCATAATTCTTTTGAGACTTCTCATTTATTACGTTTACTCTGTTTAAAAACAAAGTCTTACTTAATCCGTCTGCAAGTTTTATTGAGTCGTTAAACTGATTTGCGGTTATCATAAAACAAGATTATAAAATGATAAGTAAGAAATCCCATTACAAAAAAGAGAAACCATAAAATAGCATCTTTCTGCCATATATATTCTTTCTTTTCTGGGATTAATTTTGTTTTTACTAACTGCGGTTTCTTATTTATTTTTAAAGTAGCTATGTTATCTACTACTGACATTTTTATACTTAACAATTTGTCCTCGTAGATTAAACTATCTTTTAAATACAGACAATCCTTCTGTAATTTAGAAATCAAAGCTATTTTGTCTTTGGCTTTTTGCTTTCCCCCAGAAAAAGAAAAAGATTGTTCCGGCAATTTGTCTATAATCTGATAAATCGTATCTAAGGACAGGACAACTTCGTTTATCTTAACCGTATCACTTTTAATCTCGATTTTGTACAGAGTATCTTTGATTACAGAATCTGTTGTCTGCACAAGATATGGATGATTTTTAATCAATCTGTCAAATCTTTGCTTTGGACTACATCCAAAACCAACTGCAAATACTATAATTATTCCTAATATGAAGTTTTTCATCGTTTTGAGTTTTTGAATTCACGATAATCTCGATAGAATTTGAATACAATATATCCAAATCCAGTTACGCTTGTCCCTGCTCCACTTAATAATACAATCATGTGAATTACTTGCTCCATATTTGCTGCAATTCCTGTAATATCAAGAATTAAAGTTGTTATTACGGATACGTTTACTAAACTTAACTTTCCGTAAGTAACACCTAGTAATGATAATATTACTGGTTTTATGTATGCTTCTATATGTTGAATAGACATTTCTTTACTCTGGTGATTGCTCATCACGTTTGTTTTTATTAACTGAATAATTGTCAATTAATTTCTGAACAGTAATTACTGATAACAGAGTTAATATTGCAACTGTGTCAACTATCAAAAATTCAAACAGAAAATCTGTTTTGTCTTTTAAATAAATTACAATATGCAAAAAAGTTACTAACATAAAATAACCAAATGCTGTAAGTTTTCTTGCTGAAAACCCATCAGTTTTTGTATCAAAAGATGCCAGTAACTTTTTTACAATGTTCATTATATAAAGATAAGACTATTAGGCACTTAGCACAAATTTATACACCCAAGTTCTCAAAAGCACTAAGTTGCTCTTCTGGTGTAAGTAAGTTTTCAATTTGTGTAATCACAGGAATTAGATCTTCAAATTTTGCTAGTAGTTTACTATCTCCTGATTTTCTAGTTCCTTGAGTTCTTTCGTATTCTTCAAATGGATTAAATAACTGCTGAATAAATTTCAACATTTTGTTTACAGTTCCGATTGCAGAAGTCGGGTTTTTTGCAGTTCTCCACATATCAAATGGATTTATGTAAAAAAACAAATCAGAAGATAATCTAGTTAACTGATATTTCCAGAACAATCCTTCCTGATCTTCTTCGTCTTCTTCATCATCCCATATTAGTCCTATTGATACAAATATTACTGCAACTGCTGCTAATTCCAACATTGCTTTTCTAGCTTCTCCAGAATAAATACCTTTTGCTTCTTTTAAAAACAAAGGACTATCTAGTTTCCAAGCTGCTTGTGCCGCTTTGCTAACAGCTTTAAAAAATTGTATGTAAGAACCTTCTTCTACAACTCCGGCTTCATAATTTACTCTATTTTCTCCCCATCTTCTTTTCACACCTGTATATAAATGTTTTCTGAATAGTAATGCAAATCTTCCCATTACATATCTACTTGCTGCAACACTATCTAGTTGAGAATAGTTACCTTGTAGTTTTTTAAATAGATATGAAATATGTTCTTGTGCTTTTCTTTGAATTTTTTCTAATTCCTCTTTTGATAAAGCTAGATCTTTTCTGAATACAAGATTGTCTCCGTCTTTTTCGTAAGCATCATAAAGACTTATAGTTTCTCCAGATTTTGTTTTTACTTTTGTGCCATTTAAATATGCAAGCCCTATTCCATATCCAATGCTGTGTTCTCCTATATTTTGAAGAACCATCAAAGGTTCAGAACCAATTACAGTTTTAATAATATTAGACTTATCGCCAGTTGTATAATCTCTAAATCCTTGTCTAAATTCAAAAAGTTCAGAAACTAGAGAAATTTTAGATTTGCCACTTGCTTTTGATACATCTGCTAATATTTGAGCAGAGTTTTTAAAATACATAGCCATTCCGTCTTTGTAATCTTTCGGACTATAAAATTTAGAACCTGCGCTTTCTATAAAGTTTTGAATTTGCCCATAAGCTAAGTTATTCACTGCTGAATATACGTTCATTGCTAATGAATTTTGCGCTACATATTTCATTAGTGTATCACTCCATTTCAAAAGTGTTTTATTTTCTTGCGCTCTAGTTTCTCCATAATAGATTGCAGAAAGATAGTCATTAAACATTTGTCTAAATCTAGGTTCTTCTGATTTATTTATAAATCTTTCTATACCTATTCTTTTTGCAAATCCTTCTTGAACCATACTTCCAGAAGCAGTAGTTTTTGCAGCATTCCTACTATTTATTATATCTGTAAAAACTTCTACGTCTGCTTGAATAGAAGATAACTCTCTATAATTATCTGCCATTTTTGCATACAGAGTAAAAGATCTGTACAAATCATAACTTGTTTCGTCTGCGGATAATTCATTGTGATAAAAAATAGGAACACTTCTGCTTTCTTGACCATCAATAGTCAACAATCCATATTCCGTATCTGTATCTCTAATAGGATCAGAAAAACTAGATTTGACTTCTCTGACCAAAGATTTCCAATCTCCTTCTGTTAATCTATCTAATTTTTCTCTTCTTATAGAAGGTAAATAAGGATAGTTTCTATATCTCTTTGGTAATTTTAGTTTGGCTTCGAACAAAACTGACTTTAGTTCTGAATAGTATTCAAATGCAGGTTTGTTTGCTTCAAGAAGTTCATATTTTTTATTTTTCCATAATGGGTATCTTGGTTCTTCTTTAACATCATCAAAGTTTACACTTTTCCAATCTCTTAGTTCCTGTCTGACTGCTTTAATCTGAGACAAAATTAGCTGAGGATCTGTTGAATTAGGTAACGCTTTTTGTAAAGCTTCTTCTCTATTTTCAATTTCAGCTTCTTTTTCCCTAAGTGCTTTTTGGTAACCTGCATAATCAATTTTATTAACAAAAGCAAGACGTTTTACGACATTTCCTAATTCATTTATAGTATCTACCTCTTCATAAAAAGGTTCATTGAACATTTTTAAGTTATTTGAAGATATTCCAGATGCAGCTTCGTATTTCTTTTTGGCCTGATCTATTCTAGCTTCTGTTGAGATACTGTTTCTTCTTACAACATCTATAACTGATTTTACTTTTTTAGCAAATGCCGCTAATACAGGATCATTTACAGAAATTAAAGAGCCAAACCATCTTGATACAGGCCCAATATCTTTTGATGATACTGCAAGTTCTTTTTTAAAACTTTCTTTAGTTATTATAGGTTTTCCTGCTGCGATTAACTCTTCATTTATTTTAGAAAAATCGTCTGCGTCATAAAGAGCATCAGCCATTATTTCTCTAGCTAAAACTAAATATGTTTGACTTATATATCCACCATTAGTAGATATATCTGCAATTACATCAACTAATTTTGTATCTGGCTCTCTCTCAGTAGTATATTCATCATATTCTTTTCTTTTTGTTGGATCTAAATTATTAAACGACTCATAATTATAAGCCATTTGCATAGCTAAAGTATAATCTGAAACGTATGCATGCACTTGGTGCAATTCATTTAATAATTGAGATTTAGTTTTTGATGGATTTGGATTACTTACTTCTTTTTGCAAAGCATCAAATCTACTTCTTGCTGATTGAATATGTTTCTGAGAAGCTAGTAAATATTCTACAACTGCTTGGTGTTCTTCCAGTTCAGAAATTCTATCTGCTAAAATACCTAATTCTTTAGTATGTAATTTTGCAACATCAGATAAAGTTTCATAACTTTCTCTACTTTCGTAAAATTTCATTTTACGTTTTAGATTTAAGATCGCAGAATCTATCAAATCCTGAGTCTTTGTTTTCTGAGAAGAGTTCGAAGTTTGATAATAATATTTATTTACTCCTTCTGAAATAAAACCTTTATTAAATACAGGTTCTCCATTTTCATCAAGTTCGCCTTTATACCAATTCAAAAATTCAGGAGTATTAGCCATTGCATAGTGTTCCAATGCTTTTGACTTATCTCCATTTACGTCTTTTAAAATTGATTCAAAGAGCAAAGACGGTTTCCCATTCTTTGCTCTTACTTGAATTTCTGATATTCCGTTTTCACAAACCATTTTATTTGCAACTGAAAGTTAAAGTGTCTGATTTTACTAAAGAAGAAACCGTCATTTTTAGCTTTGCTAAATGTGTTTCTTTATTCTGATTAAATAATGAAGACATGTCGTAAGAATTATTATCATTCATTATTTGCGCTAAGTCAAACAAAGATGTAGCGTTATCTAAAGATACGAAATCTTCGTTAATTCCCAAAATAGAACTAATAATAGATTTTATTTCAGATAAAACTTTCTGGAATAAAGATTGTTCTTTTTTGTTTGCGTAAATTCCTGCTGCAAGTTCGCCAGTCTTAGTTACTATTGCTTCCATTATTATTCCTTCTTGTGAAAGTTCAGGATAAAGTTCCGAAATTCTTGTTAAAGTTTTTCCCTCTTCTATAATTTGGTCAATTAGAGAATTATATAATTCAGGACGAGTTTTCTGAATCATTAAAATAAAAGGATGCAGAAATTCGTGAAAAGGAGTATCTAAACCAATTTCTGCATTTTGATTTATTTCTACTCCTCCGGTTCTTTCGTCAAATCTTCCTATCCATTTTCCAGTACCAGAAACAAAAGAATACGGCAAGTTAAGTTTTGAAGAAAGTTTTTTCAAAATAGTTTCTGCTGCATCTAGTGAGATTTGTTGTGTGTTTGAAGCTTTTTGCAAAAAGTCAGGTGCTTCGTTGTCATCAACTTTTCTTGGTTTGGGCTTTCTTGGAGAATTTATAGAAATTCCAGAGTCTTCTTTCTTTTCTGGGCTGTTTTCAGAAGGTTTTTCATTTTCTATAACTTCAAAAAATATTGCTCCTGATTCAGCATCTTTATACTTTGTATCAAGAACAAACTTTCCTTCTTCTGTCCATCCTTCTTGATTCCAAGTTGATACAAAACGAGGATCGTTTTTGTAAATTACATCTGTTATTCTTGTTAGAATTTCAGCAGGTTTGCCATTTATAATTCCAGATTGATAAACTAAATCTCCTTTTTTGAGATTATATTTTTTCATTTCTGATGCAGAGCGTGTTGTTCTTGTTCTAAATCCAAACTTTATTAATTCTAAACTGGTTGGATTACTACTTCCTATTTTTTCTTTTGCTTCATCTGTTGCATTTTGCGTAGTTTGATAAGACATCACTCCACTTACTTTAAGTTGTGGAATTTTTATAGAAACTATATTTTTTCCTATTGAAGTTGACGGAGTTTCAAAACTTTCACCAACAGTACTAAAACCTATTAAATCAGGATTAAATTTATCATCTTCCGCAGAAGCTTCTCGAACATAACTTGAATCAAAATCATCTTCTGATTGACCAGTCCTAAAATCTTCTTGTGAATAACCTGCAAGTCCAGATACTGTATTCGGAGGTAAGTTTGCATCTCTTTGTTTTTTAATCTCTGCTAAATATGCTTTAACTTCTGGAGTATTCATAAATTTATCTAATTCTTCTCCAGAACTAAATGAATTTATATCAAATGGTAAGTCTTCAAGACCATCTAATTTGTCAATTCTAGTGTAATTACCTTTTTTTGCATCTGTTCTTATGTAAACATGAGGGTTTGCTGCATAAGACATTCTTATCACCATAGGTAAAGCAAGTTCATACTTTTCTTCTTTTTTGTTAAAGAATAAGTAATTCCTAAAATTAGATAAGAATGCAGATTTTTGTTCAGGACTTAGTAAATCAATCGCTGATTGATTTAAAGAAAAGTTTAACTTTTTTCCTAATTCCTCTTCTTTTACTTCAAAAATCTGGGAGTTTCCAGAAAGACCAAATTTTTCTGCTGCAAATGCTGAATTTATAGACTTTACTATTTTGTTTATGTCAGTTTCATTTTTTGTTACACTTCCAAAAACTGAAGACAAAGATATTCTGTTTTCATTCTTTTTGAAATAAACAGAAAAATAATTAAATCTATGTGTCCATGCACTTTCTGATGTTCCGGGTTTGTAAGGTTTGTTTTCTGATTCTGCATTAGGATTTAGTAAATAATACAGTCTTCTGGAAACTACATCCATTTTAGTTATAACACTCGGATCAACAGAGTATTTTTTAGCTACTAATGCTGCCTCTTCTCTGGTTACTTCTGCAAAAATTTCAGTTCTTAAATTTTCTAAAAAGTCAGATTGTTTTGAAAATAAAGATGCAGGCATCTTTGAAGTGTAACTATTATTTTTATAAGACAATCCTGATCTTAGTAATTCATAAGTAGTTAAATATTCACGAAGAGTTTTTAATTCCTTTGAAAGTTTTTCAGCAAGTGGTTTATCCTGTTCTGAAAAGTTACTAAGTTTTAAATTAGTAAATATTATAGATGCATCTTGAATAATTTTATCTTCTACCATAGTATCTTTAGTAGAATAACTTGGAAACTTTATTTCTGCTGCAAAAATACCTTTTTGATGATCAATGTCTGTTATTTCTAACTTTTTCCAGAAAGTATTTTTTCTAAGAAGTTTTTGTAACTCAGGACTACTTGCTAATAAAGTATTTATTTTCTTGGCTACATTGTTATCTTTTGAAAAGATATATTCCTTAGCTAAAGTTTGGGTGTCTTTTATTGCTGAACTACGTCTTTTTGCAGCCTGAATATTAAACCAGTTAAAGAAAGAGTCAATTAACATCTTTTCTTTTTTCTGCTTGTCTGAATAAAACATTCCTTTTGTTGACATATAAGATTTTCTGAACATCTTATTTGTTTTCAAAGTATAATTTTCAGAATCTTCTAAAACACGAAGTGCATTTCTATAAATTGCTTCTCCGTTTTTAGTTATAGCTGGAACTCCGTCAGTTCTTACTATTGCAGGTACTTCCCACTCTCCAGATAATACTTTTTCTTGTATTTCTTTTTCTGATTCGAAATTATCAACAATTTCTTGATAATCTGCAAGCGTAGTTCCTACCTCTTTATTTCCTTTAGAATTTACTTTTCTGTATCTAAGTAATAAAGTAGCAACGTCACCTAAATAATCAGACAAATCAAGAAGTTCTCTTTGGTTTATTAAGAATAAACCGAAATCTTTTTTCTGCTCTTCGTTTAATTTTTGTTTAAGTTCTGCTATTACGTCTTTTGAAAAAACAAAAGAGTCCGTATCTCTCATTATAGACTTTACTACTTTACCGGTGTCAGTCTTAAAGAAATTTATTCCATCTGCTAACATCTCATTAAATCTAATCAATGCCGGTTTTGGATTTTGTCTATCAAGACGAATTGGTTTTTTAGCTAAATCTTCATAAGCTTTTGTAAAATCAATAGATTTTTTCAAAAAGTCTTCTTTTATATCATACGCACTTTGTCCTTGTTTTTCAAAGTTAGCTATATACTTCATTATAGGAATAGTATTAAGAAGTAACGATCTAGTTATTCCTAATCCCATTGCTATACCTGCGCTTACTCTTTTTATAGTAAATTCAGTTATATTAAGTTTATAAGCATTGTTTTCTTTTGCGTCATCTGTTGAAGATGAAGAAACGTCTGAAAAACTTAATTGTTTAGGAACTTGTCTTTCGTTTTCAGAAATAACAAGCAATCCTGTATTTTTATCATAAGCAACATCTGCTTCATAACTATCAGAACTATCAATAACACTTAAACCAAGAGGGTTTGACAAATGTGCTACAACTGATTCGTTTTTAGCTACTGCTAAGGCAGCAACTGCAACTGCTACCGCATTACCTACGTTTTTCTTTCCGACAGTATTACGAATTTGTGATTCTTGCTGTTCAGAAGGAAAATTAAAACCGAATTCATCGTTTTTGTTAAATCCTAAGAATTCAGCCATTGTGTCTGCAACATTCTTTACTAAAGACGTTCCTGCTGGACGTAATGCAACTTCTTCTAATTCTTCTTGACTCATGCTTTTTATAAAGCCGAGATTAAGTTCTAAGATTCTATTTTGCTGTTGAAAAGGCGAATAATAATTAGGAGCATTTTCGTTAGGAGATATTATTCCCATCTGCTGCAATTTTCCAAATAACATTACTTTCTCTTCATCAATAGAAAGAATATCTTTTAGAGTTATTACATTTCCTTCTTCTTTACTTCTTGTTTCTGCGTATCTTTCTAAGAAACCTCTAAATTTCTTTTCAGAATACATGTATTGAAGCCAACTGTCAAGTCTATCTTCTGAATTAAGTTCATGAGTAAGAAGACGAGTAGTTTTTTTCTTTGTTTGTGCATTTATAGTAGATATAGATTGTATCTTTTTTCTAAATACAAATAAGGAGTCAATATCGTAGTCAGCACCCATTATTGCTACGGCTTCTTCGTTCATATATACAACAGAACCGTAATATCTTGGTAAAATACCAACTACTTTTATAGGAAGTATTGAGTGCGCTGCTTGAGTTGGTATTCTATAACCAATCATTTGCAAAGCTTTCTGTTGTTCTTCTTCAGAAAGAGCTAAGAAATCCTTACGAGAAATTTTTATATCATCAAGAATTTCTTCTGATATTAAAACTTCTGCAAATTTGAATTCTCCGCTTTCGTATCTATGAATTTTTAATTCTTTATAGTCATACTTTTCTTCATCTCTTCTTAATGTATTATAAGTAGGTTTTCCTGCTTTTGTAACTTCATAAGTCATTCCTTTTGAAGGAGCAAGAGTAAGTTTTAAACCTGCTACTCTTTGACGGTTTACATTTTTCCCAAAAAAAGAAGAAAATGCTTCTTCAAACAAACTGGAAATAATCGGCAAATCTACACTAAATTTAAACTTGTGTTCATTATTAGCAGTAGTTTCTCCAGACAGTAGCTTCATTACGTTCACATTCCTCTTTTTACTTTCCAATTGGTTAGTTATAGAGTTTGCAAACACAGTCAATCCATTCTTAGTTATAAGTTTACGACTTAAACTATATAAGTTCTGCGCACTTTCTCTTGTGTTTGCAAGAAGAGTTTGATACTCTTCTCTTTCTTCTGGTTTTACCGAACTTATATCTGCTAACTCAATCAATTGTGTACCATGAACTACTTTTAATTTTCCACTTTCCATTCTAACTTGTTCTTTTATATGCTCCATAGAAATAGGAGTACTCTTTAAGAACATTTTTGAAGGATCTGTTGGATGAATTACAGATAAGTTTCGTTTTGTAGCTTTAGAAGAAGAAACATAAACTGCACTATCTATATTCTGCAATGTCATTTGCTTTAATAAATGTGCCTGTCTTTCCATTCCTTTTCTTGGTACTAATTCACCATTTTTTAGAGTGAATATTAATTCCGGACTCAAAAAGAAAGAAGCGTCTTTAAACATTTCTCCTCCTTGATTTAGTTTATCATAACTTCCGGGATTAGCCACAAAACTTTTCTTAGGAGCTAAATCCAAAGTATTCAGAGCTTTCATGTATTCTGAATCATTTGGTCTTATTTCTCTAAGATAATTTTTTATTCCGCCTACGTTTACGATTTCGTTCCAACGATAAGGATTTGCAATAATGTCTAAAATTTCTTCTTGTTTTGGTGATATACCTACTGTACTTTTTAGATACATCTTCATAAAGTTGGCAGTTACGTATGCAGCACCATCAGTTGCTATAATATCGTATTCTGCTGCTTTTTTACTTTGTTTTTTAGAAGATCGTGAAATGTCATCAGGAATAATTGCAAAGTTTACAGTTGTTTCAGAATCATTAACAAAAGCATAGTTGCTCATGTCCATTCCAGAAGAAGTTTTATCTTTACTTCTTTTGGCAATATCTACGTTATTCTTAAAATTTATATGCGCTCCAGAATATCCAGTAATCATCTGGTTTACATATACTGAACCTAAGAAAGATCTTACTGCTTTCTCATAAAGATACTGTTCTGCTTTTTCATAAATAGAAACTCCGGCAGTAGCTTTGAAAAAAGAAGCATAATCTACACCCTGATCTCGTGCAAATTTCATTTCTTTTTTAACAGAAGCAGTTGTGATCTTGTGTATTTCAGATCTTATTTTTTGAAAAACAGAAGCATAACTTCCAGTTTTAGAATTAGAAAGAATTTTATTTATTTGTGCAGTTTGATCTGCTCCTGCTTCAACTAAATCAGTTAGATACGATATTAAATCTGAGTTTAACTGCTCTTCTTTTCTTATTTCTCCTAAACCATTTATCTCTGTTTTTATTACAGCAAATAAATCAACTCCTCCAATACTGTTGAAAGTTCTATGCTTCGGATCTTTTAGAAAAATCACTTTTCTGTTTCCTTCTTCGTCGTATACAAAAGATTCTCCGTCAGTTTCATATTTAAAAGAAAGGCCTAAAACTAAATCATTTAGATATGATTCTTTGAATAGTTCTTCTTTTGCATCTTTAGCAACTTTTTCATCTTTGCTTTTTGCTAATTTCTGTAATTCAGCTAATTTTCTTTTTGCCGTTCTTAAAAGTTTTTCGTTTTCGATTGCAAGATGAATATCTTGTTTCAAAATGTTTGCATACTGAACAGCAAAAGATTCGTTTAGATTTACAGGTTTAACTTTTCCGGTTGAGTCTTTTACTTTTTCTAATGCCTCAACTGTTCTGTCTAACAATTCATTTTTTTCAAATAGTTTGCCTAAATCATATGCAGTTTGGGTTGAACCTGATTCGTGAACAAACGGACTAATATATCCTTTTTCGTAAAGACTTAATTTAGAAAGTATGTGGTCAGCAGAATTAAAATCTTTGAAAGTTCTCTTTCCATTGTTTTTTGTCTTTTTGTAAGAAAGCCCATTAACAAAAGTTAATTTTATTGAATTCAGAGTACTAGAAATCTTTCCTATTCCGTCTGTTCCAGATGAAAATAACGAAGAAAACTTAAAATAATCGTTTTCAACTATTTCTCTTAAAAACGCACCATCTCTTTGAAATCTAAGAAGACGTTTTTTTTCTTCAAACATTCCGGTAATTGCATAACGATTTTTATTTGTTGCATCTTTGTAAGTCAATGCAGAAATAGGTTCTAACGAATACTTCATTTCCGAAAGAATAATCTTATGCAAACGAGAACGATTGTTAGTTCCTTTACTATCATCCAAGAAAGGATTTTGTCCTTTTTTGGTAACAAACTTCAAAATCTCAGAAATAGACTCTTTTACTTCTTTGGTTTCCAGATTATCAGTAAGAACATAGTTTTCCCTAAGAGTTTCTACTGATAGGTCCATACCTAAGTGTTCTTCAAGAATGAATTTCATTCTTTCTAATATAGGTTGCTGTTCATCTTCTGACAACTCTTGAATACTTTTAGATATGTCTTCGTATTCTTCTTGTAATTCGGAATTTAATAAAGTTCTGTTTTTATCCTTAGTTATAATATTAAAATTACCACTAAAGTTTCCTAAATATTCTCTTAATGCAGCACGATTGTTTTCGTTTACTAATTTTGTTGAGCCATCTGTTGCAATACCATTTGTTTCTACCATGTCTAGCTGAATCTTCTTCATTGAAGAATTAAGCAAGGTAGTTACTGAATCCATATACACTTTGTTGTATGAATTCAAAAACAAAAGTTGAACTTCTTTTTTCATATTAGATCCATTATAAGCATCTAATACAGCAAGCAATTCTCTATCTCGTGGATTACTTTTTGTTCCTGCAATTTTTTCTAATTTGGAAATAAGTTCTTCTCCAGACAATGAATCTGCAAGATTAGTAATGAGTTTTGCATGCACTTGTTGTACATTTATCATTACTTTTCTTCCTTTTTCATTTATGTAGAAAATTGAGTCTAGCCAACCTGTAACTTTCTTATTGATTGAATCTAATCCACCAACAGTATTGTTTTCTGCTTCATAGTCTTTCAGGTTTGCTGTTTCAGATGCTCCAGATCTAATATCTTCCAAATCTGAATCGAAATATGCATAATTATTAAACTTATTAAGAATTTCATTTCTTAATTCTGCTAAAAATGCAGGTCTTGCAGAAAGATCTAGAAATCCAGATTTAGGTAAATATTCGCCAGATTTCGTAGCAACATAATATTGTTTACTAGCAATATCTAAATTATCATACTCTTCCTTGCTCATCTGCATTCCTGATTCTGCATAATATCTTTCTGTAAGATTATCAAGATATGAATCAGTTAAACCTTCATAAGCATTTTCTTTCGCTTCTTCTAAATTATCACCTTGTTCTCTGTTAGTAAAATCAGCAGCTATTTCGGAAGAAATCCATCTTACTAAATAGTCTGATTCACTCACCATCATTGCTGGCAAAGCTTTGAATAATACAGCTTTTCCATTATAAGACAATGCAGAATTTCTAAATTTTCCAGCACTTATTTCTGCAAAGATTGAATCTATCTTGCTTCTGTTTTTAAAAAGAGAAGAAACTAGATCTTTTAGATAGTTAAAGAATTTTCCTACCAAGGAAGTAGAATCTTTTTTAACTTGATAAGTCTGAAATCTATCTGCTAATCTTTCTTCAAGAAGTTTTTCTAATGCTTCTTCATTTGTTAAAAATTTATACGATGGGTGAAGATTTTTGAAAGAATCAACTTCTTCCTGCGATACTGGATTATTTCTAAGTTCTTCTTCGAGAAGTTCTGCTCTTTGTTTTTCGGAAAGAATCGACCTAAAAACAATGTGAAATGCTTCGTGATACTCTGTACCTTTTTCAATTTTATTAGCAAGATAAATTGCGTTTTTATAAACCATTCCTAGTTCTGCACCAGTAAGATTTAATTTTTGAACCATAGACATAATACTACTAACTTCAACAGAAGAAGGAAGTATTTTAGAAAGTCTATTTTTTATATCCTGTAAATCAGCAGAAACTAAATTATTCCCAGAAAACAAAGAATATCCAGTATCTTCATCCTCTTGTTTTATTGTTACTGGAGTAACTAGATTATCAACTACTTTATTAGCAACTGTTTCCGATTTCTTCAAATCTTGTACTTCCTCGCCTACTGCCTGTTCTGCAAACTCTTTTACAACTTTTATAGGCACATCTTGATTTAATAAAGGAACTAATTCCGATGCAGATGTAGGACTTCCTAACAAGAAAGAAGATTTGTCAATTGCAAACTTACCTTTCGCTTCAGTTACTCCCGGTTTTCCATCTTTTCCAAGAAGTTCATTAAATATCTGCTTATTTGTTTTTCCTAAAAACTCACTACCTTCAAACATTTTTCCTTTGTTTACGGTAGTAGGCATATCCAAAAGAAATTCAAATTCATCTTCAGAAAGTAATTCCATACTTCCAGTAAAAGTAAAATCTACTGGTGTATATGTATCATTCTCATATTTATAACTTGTTACTTGATAAGTAACTGCAAGTTCAGTATCTGATAGTTTTCCAGCTACTGAAACTCTAAAGTCATAATTTGTATTTTCTTTTTTGATTTTTCCATCTGCTCCTTCTATTTCTACTTCATATTGTTTTTGAGTAGGAATAAAAACTAGAGAGTTCAGAATATCAGTAGCCTTAGAAGCTTCGAAGTTTGAAGTTGCTAACTTTCTAAGACTGTCTAACTTTTCTCTTGAACTTTTAGTCAATGAAGTTCCATCTTCTTTGAATATAGGCAATGGTCTTAGCGTTACTCTTTTTGGAGCAACAGTAGAATCTGCTTTTGGTAATACTAAAATCCATTTGTCAGTAGGAAATTTTGCATTTAGTCCTTGAGCAGTAGCAGTCAGGTCTGCTGGAGTTCCTGTTTCTTTTAGTGGTTTTACCGAGTAAGAATTATTGTCTTTTTTTCTTAATGATTCATATACATAAGATCCAATAGGAATATCTCCTGCTGCAATCATATCTGCCAAAGTTCTCTGTTGCTTCCAATCTTTTTCACTAACAAAAAAATCAGGAGAATATGAAATTTTTACAGAAAGTTTATTTCTTTTTCCTTTTGTTAAAGAGTTTCTTACGTTTCTTACTCTATTCAATTTATCGAAAGTCGAACGTATTTCTCTTTTTATATCAGGTTTCAGAAGATTGTCTTTTGCCCAAGTGTCTTTTTCTATTTCAGAAAGAAGCATCTTTGCATTTTCTATGTTGTATGCTTTTAGAGTTGAATCAGTATGAATATAAGAAACATGTTTGCTTTCTTTTGCTCCTGAACCATCTGATAATTCTGCATATATTGCCGTTAATCCATTATCAAGAAGTTCTACTTCGTGATTTATATTCGGATTTCTTAATAATTCCTGATTGTATCTTGCAACAGCTTCTAAATCATTTCTGTTTTCTGGTAAAGAGAAGTACTCATCTGTAAATCCTTCATACTCTAATAACATTGATAAGAAACTTCTTGTTTTTATTCCAAGATTCTTTTTATCTTCTGTATCTGTAAGAGATATTGCTTTTACAGACTTTTCGTCAAATATTCTTAATGTTGAATTATTAGGATCTACTTTAGTAGCAATATTTATTATTGCAGGTTCTCTAAAATTTACATCTGGTAAATTGAGTTCTCTTTGTAATAAAGACTGATATAAAGAAAGTTGAGGAAGATAATTGTCTAATATATAGTCAGTTGAAGAAGTCGACTTAAAATCAACAATTTGTAAACTTCCGTCTTCGTACTCAACAAGCAAATCTATTTCGCCTGCTATGTTTAATCCTGTTGTATTTGCAAGTTTTAAACCTGTATAAAAATTTATTGCTTTTGGTCTTGTTTTTGATCCCGTTTCTAAAGATTTTCTTATTCCTGCAAGACCATCAGTTATATCAGCAAGTTCTTGAGAAATCGAAGGAAAAATAGGTAACAATTTTGCTTTATCTTCTTCACTAGCTTCTGCACCTTCTTTTCCAAAAGTCAATTTTCCTAATACATCGAATGCATTACCTAATGCAATCTGATTTGTCTGCTTTGACTTCCCGCCAGTAAATTCTCTTCCTACAACAGACGTTGCTCTTCTGAAAAATTTTCCTAAACCTTTTACTACATATCCATCTCCTTTTTCATTAAGAGAAATTGTATTACTTTTTTGAACTACCTTTGCAAGTGCTTCTTTTAAGGTTTGTGTACTTGTGTTTGTACCAGTTCCTTTAGAAGGTTCTTCTTTTTTCTGGTTCGGTTTTTTTTCTTCTGTTGGTTTTGCAGGAGGTTGTTGAATAATCTGATTTCCAGATGGAGTTGGCAAACCTGAGTTATCTCCGGTACCTGTTTCATAACCACTTGGCATTTCTGAAAATGGAATTGAACCAGAAGTAGGAGTAGCTTTTTTACCTGCTTCTGCAATAGAATTAGAAGCAGAAGTATTAGTTTCTGCTGATGCTAATTCCGCAGGAGTAGTTACAGGCTGTGCTAATATTTTAGATATGTATTCTGCATATCTCTTCTTGTCTTGCTCAACTTCGTTTCTGAATCTTGCTTGTGCAAATGGATTTCTGCTAAGTTCAGTATAATACTTGTAGTAAGTTTCTCTTGTGTCTGCAACTTTTTTTAAGTCAGAAAAAGTTTTGTTTATTTGTTCAGACTGAGGAGAAAAATCTTCGTTCTCTCCAAATTGTCCTTTTTCGTTTCTTGTTTGGTTGCCTTTAAGTTTTTTAGCTGCATAATCTGTTTTTGCAGAACTTATTAGTGATTTATACTCATCTGAAAATGCATTTTCATCTATTACTGATGAAAGTTCAGAGTTTGCAGGTTTAGTATTATCCCCAGAAAACAAAGAAGATGTTGTACCGGCTTCTCCTGTAATAATCTTAAACAGAGAATCCAAATCTGTTTTAAAATCAGGCTCCGTTTTCTTTTTCTCAGTTTCAAAATCTAAAAATGATTTCTTAGTTGCACTTGACAATCCTAGTGAATCTGCAAGTGTATCTAAACTATCTAATATAGGATTAACATTGAACTTCTTTTTAGATTCTCTAAGAATTACATCTTTGTAATCTACTGCATCTGTATCTTTGTAACTTTTATAAGTTTCTCTAATAGTATCTACGCTTACTCCAGTTTGTGCAGCCAATTCTTCAACAATCTGGTTTTCTCTCTTGTCAAAGTTGTCAACTGCTGATGCAAAATACATCAGCTGATTTTTTGTTTCTTGATCAAGAGTTGTATAATTAAGATTTATTTTGTCACGAGTTTTCTTTACTGCCTCTAACTTTTCTTCTAGTTTTGTAGCTAAATCTGCATAAGAAAAACCTTCTACTTCACTATTTTTTGCACCAAATAATTCATCTAATATATCTGGATCTGCAACTTTTAGATTTTCAATATCTGCTTTTATATCTTCCTCACGATCTAGATCAAGTCGCAAGTTCATATAGTCAAATATCTGCTTATGATCTTCATTCTTAAAAGTAAAGATGTCATCTGCTACAAGGGCAGTATCTTTCTTTTTTTGAGAATTAAGATTATCTACAATACCTTTGAATAACTTTGGATATTGTGATTTTGCTTGGCTATTATTTAACGCAGTTACTAATTCGGCTGCTTCTTTTCTTTTTGCACCTCTTTCTTTTTCATTTGCAACTATTGCCGGTGCGCCTCCAATAAGACCACCAACAATCATTCCTTCAAGTCCTTCTGTACTTGAGATTGTATCTGCAAACAAAGATAAAAATCCACCAATTGCACTTGTAGCTTCTTCTGCTTCTTTTTCTGAAAATTTGTTAGAATAATAATTTGTTACTCCGGAAGAAGACATTGTCTGCAGAAGTTCCTGTACGGATTCTGGTGTGCCTTGTTTTATAAAAGTTTCTCCGTATCTTTTTGCTGCATCGCCTACTCTTTGTTTTGTTGTTTTTTTAACTAAATCATATGCATCATCCGGGTTTATTCCTTTATTTACAAATTTTCCTAGTTCTCTTTTTCCATGTTGAAATCTTTTAAAATAAGTAGGAAAAGATAATAAGTTTGAACCTGTAAGGATTGCACTATTTATAGCAAAATTTACAACACCTGCATCTGTTGCAGCACTTCTCAGACTCGCTCTTGTAAACACATCTATATCTTCTTCGTTTGCAATTCCATTTTCACGCATGTAATTTTCAACAAGTTCTTTTTCTACTTCTTTTCTTGTTGCTCTGCCTTCTTGTGAAGCTTCTCCTAGAGAACCTGTAAATGCAGACTTTGCTAAATTCCAACGTGTTGCATTTCTAGCTGCATTACTTAATTTAATTATATCTTCTGTAACATCTGCACCTTTAGAAGCAGCAGAAAGTATAGCTTTGGTTTCTTGTGGAAAAACAGTCATCATTTTTCCAAAACTTTTAGAAGCTTTTAATGCATTTAATCCTTTTCCTGCTAATCCTATACCAGTTGCAGCTTTTGCTGCTCCTCCTACTAAACTTGTTGCGCCAGACGTTCCTCCAGTTAACCATGCAGATAAAATAAATCCTGCTGCATCTGGTACTCCCTCTGTAACAATTCTTTTTAATGAAACTCCATCTGATTTTCTTTGATCTGCACTATATTGTTGTTGAAAATTATCATCTCCAAATTCTTGAACTAAATCTGCAAGATCTGTTATTGAGTTATCAAATACGGATTCTTTGTAACCATCCCAAAAACTATTTACATTTTGATGTTTATCTCTTACGTATTTATCAAATAAGTATAAAGGAACTCCGCTTACTCCTGAACCAGAAATCATTGCTCCTAAATCAATAGTTGCAGACAAAGCACGAACTCCAACTTTTCCCAGCATATTTCCTGCAATATCAAAGTAACTTTGATTTGCATTTCTTGCATTATATACTGCTTCCATATCATCGAACTGAGTTCTTTCAGTATCATATTGACTGGTAGTATAATCGTCTTTTCCTATAAAACTTGTTCTTGCAGTATTTCCATAACTATCTAGTCCACCTTTTACATTATCAAACATCTTAGATATTTGATCAATTTCTTGTGTACTACGATTTACAACTGGTACAGTAGGTTTTTGTTGCTTTGCCATAAAGCCAAGGTACAAAAAAAGTCCGCACTTGGCGGACTAGAAATTACAGAAGTTGTAATTATTCTTCGGAGTAGTCAGGTGTTTCTTGTGACATACCTTTTACAATTCGTGATCCATGATAAGAACGAAGTTTGTCTAGATCTGTATCTATTTTTTTAGTTATTATCTGTCCTTTTTCGTTTCTGCTGCTTATTACAACTTCTCCAATTTGACTTGCTCTAGAAGGACTATTTGCAGTTCCTCTGCTAATTGTAGTTCTTATTCTTAGAATTGTTCCTTCTGGAGCAATTTGTTGAGATACTACTCTTCCGTTTTCATCTAATATAGGAAGCATAGTTCCTCCAATAGGAATATCATCTCCTTGTGCTTTTGTTTTTGCCATATTTATTGCACCAATCATTCTTGTTGACTCTGCAATTTGTCGGTTTCCAGAAGTATTAGGAAGATAAAAAGTTCTTTGTTTTCCAGAACTTCCTTCTTTTGGAATAGCTTGAACAACAATTGCTCCGGGAAGTTTTCCATTAGTTACATCAACTCCCATAAAATCAAATTCATATTGATTTTTTTCCAGTTCACTTAGAGTATCATCATCTGCTTGAACTAATTTGGTTCCTTCTTTTACCATTGTTCCATTGGTAAAAAATGTCAATGCTCTAGTTTTTTCTCCAAAAAGAGCTGTGTTTATTTCACTTCTTTGTTTTTTATCAGGAATTATCACACCTGTTTGTTGCGCCCCACTTCTCATATTATTAAGTGCAGCATGAAGTTCCTTCTTGTTTACTTTTTCTGGAGGTATTCCTCTACTTTGTGCATAATTAAGTAATGCAGCATTAAATTCTGGACTATCTATTGCTAACTCACCATTATCAACTTCGTAATCTCCTGTTCTTATAAAAGTTCCATCGGGAGCCATTAAAGATTTTTGTTTCTCTTGCATTTCTTTTCTTATTCCTTCGGGAGCGTACTGAAAATCTTTTCCTTGGGAAGTTTTAGAAAATACATTTCCTCTCATGTAAGAAAGTACATCATATTCAATAAGTTTTTTTGCAGTTTCGTAATCAACACCTTTACTTCGCATATATCTTTTAGTACGTTGTCTTCCGACATCAGTATTCAAAAAAGATTTTGCCCAAGTACCACCCAAATTCATAATCTGAGCATCACTTATTCCTTCTGATGAAACATCGAATGTGTATTTATTTCCAAACTCGTCAAATGTAAATCCTTTTCCTGCTTGTGCATTTGCTTTAAGTTGATTTGCAAATTTAGATATAGGATTTAGATATTCTTCGTCAGAAAAAGCACGTTCTAGTTCATATTTATAAGGAATAATTTTTCCATCTTTGTCAACACGAGTAGATTCATTATCAGCAAATAAATCTTGTGTATATCTTCCATCTTTTTCTAAATCTGCTTTTTTCTTTTCTTTCTCTGTATATAACGCATTGTTAGATATAAGAGTTTTTACATCTGCATTTGCACCAAATTTGTCATAAATTCCTTCAATAGTTCTTCTAAATGAAGAAGAACCTAAATCAGTAGATTGTGAAACAGCTTTGTTTAATTCATTTGTTAATGAAGAAACTAATTGATCTCTAAATGGAACATCTCCCGGCATTGCCGGAATAGCTTTTATAGTTTTTTTAACTTCGTCACTAAAAGCTTCGTTTTCATCCCATCTTTTCTGCACCATTTGAAGTTCATTCAATAGTACCTTCATATCAACAGGTGCGTATGCAGAAATTGCTTGTGAGGCAATAGGAGTGTTAAATCTATTTGCCATATTTGTATTTTGGTTTGTTTGAAGTTATACAACGAGAACCTTTTTTCTTCATAGGAATAAGATTTCCTTCTTCGTCATATCTATAATTCTCTGTACGCAAGTGTTTAAGAATTTCTTTATCTCTTATTGCTTGGTTTCTATCTTTTCTTTCTACCTGCAATTTATCATCCATACCTTTAACTGCGGTGTCTGCGTATGCAGTTCTGACAGCTTGGTCTTGTTCTCTTGCTTGTTGATATGCATCAAATCTTCCCAAATTCAATTGCTGAGTTTGATTTTTAATACCAACATTTGCATTTTGGATATTCATTGCTCTCTGAGTTTCTGCTTCTTGAATTGCAGCCATCCTTTGACTTCTTTCTGCACCTGCTCTTGAAAAGTTAGACCTTGCATTAGCAGCAGAACCACCGGACAAGTTACGAGAATTATCTTTATCAGCAGCAGAAATGTTTCTTACATCATTACGAAGATTTTCTGACATATCTGAATACTGCATAAGTTCAGGAGATAAATATCTTTCTTGTCTCTTTGGCAATCTTTGATTTGCACGAGCAAAGTTATTTATTTCGTTTACATATACAGGAAAATCAGAGCGACCTTTCTTAGATGCCACATCTTTTGCTTTTTCTGGGCTAGTCACCGCATCCGGAACACGAGAAAAATTTGTATTTGGAACTTTCCAATCTGTTTTTCCTATTCCTTGTCCTTTTAATTCTAAAGGAGGTTTTTGATTTGCATCATGATCAACTAATAGTTCACCTTTTGCACCTTTAATTACACGAACTGCATCTTCCCTTTTGTGAACTGCTGAATCATAAGGAATAGGTTTATTTGTAGTTTTGTCATAAACTACAAATTGTGCAGTTTGCTGATACTTATCAGAGTTAAATTCTGCATCTGATAACTGATTATTAAATGCAGGATTTCCTGTTTGAATACCAGTTCTGCCAGTTGCTCTATTTTTAAAAGTTCCTAACTTGTTATAAATAGATCTTCTGTCTTTTCTGTTTTGATTACGAGTTATATAGTCTGCATTTGTTCCAGTTGGCAACTTGTCTGGAGTTTGTATAGAAGTTGTTTTGTATCTTCCTTTTTTAACTTTCTTAGTTCCGTCTGGATATTTAGAACCTTTATCAGCAGGTAATTTACGACGTTCTTTTTCTAATTGAGAAACTGCATAAGCTTTCTGTTCTTCTGTTCCAGAAGCTTTCATTTTCATAAGTTCTGCAATATGTTTGAACTTTTCAGGATTGTTCTGAGTAGGAAATACAATATCTCCTTCTTCTGCAACAACTTTGTTTCCTCCTTTTGAATGAGGAACTGTTCCTAAATTTTTAAGTTCGAAATCTTCGCTAGTATGAATTTCAGGAGTTTTCTTTCCTTCTATTTCAATAACTTGTTTTTGTTTGTATTTAAATCTTCCCCCTTTGCTGAATACAGGAACTTCTTCTTCCAGATTCTGTTTTGGAATAGAACTTGTAGGTTCAGCAACAGTTGTGTTTTCTAACTGTGATTGTTCTCCAAGCTTTCTTTTCTTGTAGGCATCTCTTCTAGCTTTACTTTCTTCAAAAGATACACCTACTCCTGTATAACGGTTGTTATCTATATCTTCTGGACGAACGTCGTCTCTTTGATTTTCAGCCTTTTGATCTGCAAGCTGTTTGTATTTAGAGCGAAGTTCTCTATTTCTTTTTTCTATATTTGCATAATCTCTCTGCCAAGCTTCAGTATCTCCATTATAATCATTTACATCTGGATATGCTTCTAATGCAGGTGGTGTAAATGGAGTTCTATTTGGTGGAGAAACTGGTTGTGGAACATTATCTCTATACAAAGAATTATTATCTCCATATTTTCCATCTCCTACACGAACTCTAATAAGTTTAGATTTATCAGTAATTGCTGCAAGTTCATCTGCACCTAATTCTCTGATTCCATCTAAACTGTAACCAACACGAAGTTTTGCAAATTCTTCATCTGATCTGCGGTTATTATAAAGTTTTTTACCAATTGTTACAGCTTTTCCTGTATTATCTACATTAAAACCTTCTCCGCCAGTAATTCTATTTTTAAATTTACCTTGACGTTTATAACCACTTCTCACTTGTCCTCCTTTTTCAAAAGTAGTAGGAAAATTATTTATTTTACCTTGGTCTCTGCGCTTTTTTCTTTTTTCTTCTTGATTATCAAGAAAAGTATTTACTAATCCTAATGCAGCTTGACCATAAGGACTTTGCATTCCTGATTGAAATGCAGAACCGAATCCAGAACCCATAGATTGTGCAGATGCAGAATTTGTAGTTGTACTATTAGGAACATTCATATCTTTCATAAAAGATAAATCCATTCCTTTTAATCCTGTTAATCCTGCTACTCCACCGGGATACTTTTTAGTTTTCATATTTTCCGAGTTTGTTACCACACAACCAGTTTTACATTTCCAAGCACGTAATGATTTGTTTATTCTACTGTTAGGATCATTTGCTGTTTTTGCAGACGTGAGCTTTCTTTTCATTCCTTTCATTCTTGCACAAAAACTATCTCTTCTGCTTCCTCCTTCTGGTTGTGGAGGTTTTAAATTAGCATTGTGTTTTTTGTTATATGCGGCTCTACCTTTTGCATTAAGTCCTCCGTCAGGATCCTGCCCCTCTTTTCTTGTCCAAACTTCTCCTCCTTTTTCATATTTATCAGAAGCTTTGATCTTTTTTTCCTGTTCTAACATCTGAGCAGTTGGTTTTCTTCCAGAACCTCTATTTGCTCTGATATTATTCCAAAGAGTATTTTTTACTCCGTTTTTATTTAATCCAGAAGTTCCTTTTTTATAGATCTGTTCTGACTGATTACGAACAGGATCTGCAAGAACATTGTATTTCATAGTTCTTTTTTGTGCAGATATATCTGCATCTTTTGAACTATTGAATTTTCCCATATGTAAACCGGTACGTTTAAATTCTGCAACTGCTTCTTCTTCTGATAGTTGTTTACCATTAACTACTGTCGGTATTACATATTCACCATCGTCAAAGCCTACTGTTATTTTATTTTCAGATACAATCTGACCTTCTTTGTTTTTATAACTAGGTCTATTTACATCTGGCAACAACAAATCACCATCTTTTGGTGCTTTTGTTTCATCATATGTTTTATCATTTTCTGAAACTATGGACTTTGCTTTCTTTAATCCGTTTGTATATTTAGAAACTCCAGAAGTTCCTCTTCTGAATTGTTTTGAAGATTGAAAAGAAGTTGAATCAGTTCCTGCATATTTTCTGTTTTGAACTCTTTGATTCAGTTCAACTTCTGCTTTTTTCTTTAGTTCTTTTGCTTTATCAGATGATGATTTTCCTGCAATACCAAAAGTAGCAGCATCTAATATTTCATCTCTGTCACCAGAAAACAAAGCTTTTGTTTTATGTATAGGACTTATTCTGTCCAATACTTCTGCTCCTTTACTTTTATATATTCCATGTTCATCTTTGGTTCTGTCGGTAAAAGAATCTACGATTCCAATTGCAGTTCCTAAACCCGGAAGTGCTGCGTCTCCTGCCATAACAGCAGCACTTCTTACTGCTGCATCTCTATTTGCTTTTCTGTCTAGTTTTTCATCCAGTTCTCTGTAATCTGGAGAATCTAGAAATGTATTACTTCCTGCGCTAATATTCTGAGTACCCATTTGGTACTTTTTAACGCCTTTCTTGTTTTTGCACCTGCAACTTTTATGTTTCATTATCTCTCGTAAGGTGTTGAAGTAATATCTATCCAGTTTAGTTTTATAGAGTCGCCAGCAGATTGGTTTTTTCTGATGCTTAATATAGCAAACTTTCCTGTAATACGTTGCTTTACTTTTTCAGGATTTGTATTTCTTGGTATAGCAAACCTATATTCAGAATTTAGTCTTCTTACAAGTACAGATTCTGTATCTTTTATATCAAAACTAAAAGGTTTGTTTACAAGATGATTATCATTTGATATTGTAACTTCATCAAAGAAGTTTTTGTATGATAACCCTTTTTCTTCCAAATGTATTGGTAATACTGATTTCGGATCAATAATAGTTTCTATTCCAGAACTATTTGTATTTCTGAAAAATTCACAATACATACGAACATTATCGTATCTTTTCGTTTGAACTATTTGCTCGTTTTCAACTACGGTTATTGAAAACTCTTCGTTATTTCCATAAATAATAAGTGTATTCTTATTATCTGTATGAGCATACATCTTATCCCCAGAAAAAGAAAAGAGTTTGGCTCCGAAGTAAAACAAATCCTGTGGCTTCCAAGTATGTCTTGATAACCAACTTTCTGATTTCGGATGGTATGAATAAGCAAAGCTAAAACTAGGATCTGTATCAAACAACAAATACCTATCGTTCTGATAATCATAAGTGCCTATATATCTGTTATAATATGAATTTTCTTTATGCTTTAGATTTTCAAAAAACAATCTTTTCATACCCAGATCAGAAATCTCTCTGATTGAATCGGAAAGCAAAAATACTTTTTTCTGATTTGTATCTATAAAGAATCTTCCGAACGGAGTATTTACATTTGCCCAACGAGTTGTAGTTCCTGCATATCCTCCGTTTATATCATATACAATTCTAGGAGAATTCATCAACTTTTTACCGTCTCCAACTTCTACTTCTCCAGATGTTGTTACTAATGCAGTTTGTTCTAAAAAAGACAATCTAAATAAAGCATTTTCACAATGTGCATAAAGTACATCATTAAATACAAATAAATCAGAAATCTTTCCAAACTGTCTGGTTACATCTTGATAATTATTCTGTTTGAATATTCTGAATGCATCTAGTTGTTCTCCTTCTATTGACTGATCAGAATAAGCAACTCGATTACTAAAGTCAATTATTTTTTCATATAGAAAAGGTTTTGCAAAAAAGGATTTAGTTATATTCTGAAATCCGTATTGTTTATTATATCCAGACGAAACTCCATTTTTTATATCTAAATTTGCCAATCCAATTCTTTGTCCGGTACTACCATTAAAAATGCGAGTTTCTTTAGGGTAGTATGGCTGCGTTCCTTCGCTGTCCTGTGCAGTCTGTCCTGAACCAGCCTCTACATAATGCCTTAAATTGTAATTTTGTTCTGAGAGAATAGGTAACTGAACAATGGTAAATATTGAGCGATTAAATCCCTCAAAAGATAAAAGTTCTTTGTAATTCATCCAATAATAAGAAAGATAACAATCTCCGCCCATTAAAGAAATAGAAGTTGCATTCAAATCAAAAGAAACTCCAACCTGCATATATTCAGCCTCTTCTAACTTTCCGTATTGACGAGTATTATTGGCTTTTATATAATGAGTTGAAAGTTTTACTTTTTTGGTCTTGTTTCCATCGAAATCGCTTACGTTGTTTGAACTATCTCTGCGTAATTTAACAAAATTGAAATCTGCTCCAGCTAAAGTTTGACGATTATAAGTCTTTTTTAATCTTCCGTTTAATCTATACAGACATGTTTTTGATTGATCACCAAATGATTGATAATCTAGTCCTGATGGTCTCCAGAAAGAATTTGTATCATAATAATTGTCTGCGCTTACGTTTTTTAATAAGTTTGCAATGATGGTTCTTTCTTCTAGTTCAGTTCCTAAATTTGCCCTATCTTCTATAAAGTCTGAAAAACCTTGATCGTATGCACTATCATTTGTATAATTAGTGTTTTCTAACGAAGCAACAAACAAATCTTGTTGAACACTTGTTCCTCCTCCTTGTGCAAGATACCCTAAAGATATTTTCAAATCTCCTCCATAACACATTTGTTTTGCAAACTGTCCAGTTTCAACATTGTGAAAAATATCAGGACTATAAAATTTGCAATAATCACCTATTGTTGCAGAAAGAAGTTCTCCAGTAGAAGTATTTATTCCGACTAATCTGTCTGAATCAGTTCCTCCGTCTGGAGGATAATTTTCCAACTGCGTAGTTCCCAATACAGGAATGTCCCAAACAGTTACGTTTCCTGCATTGTTTTTACTGAAATTTTTTGCAAAACCTTGTGATAATACAGATTTGTTTTGAAACGTATCTCGTTTTTGACGAACAATCACGTAACCTTGTAATACTTTTTTCTGTGCTTCTGTAAAGTTTATATTTGAAACATGTATTCCATATACAACATTATGTCTTGCTGGATTAGGAACATCTTCTCCTTTATAAACATCCTCTACAAATTTTGCATAATATCTTTTCGGAGGAAATCTAAAATGTCTTATGATTTTAGATTCATTTCCATCTGCATAAGTTTCCTCTGAATCATATCTTAACAAAGTTCCGATTCCTGTAAAAGGGTTGAAAGTTTCAAGAATGTCGTCTTCTCCTAAAAGATTAGCAAAATCTTGTTCTGTTTTTGGAAGTGTTGATTTTGCTAATATCGGATATGCAAATCCATAAGTTCCATCTTTAAAAATAGGAACGAATGCAAACGAATAGACTTCGTCTGGCATATAACATTTATTATCTGCTGCAAAAACTGGAGATTTGTAAGTGTTTGCTCCTCCTAATGACTGAGATTTTAAATCTATAATATTTCCTCTTCCTGTAATTAGCGTATTTCCATAATTTATATAATCACTATCTACATAAGTAGGAAATCTTCCATCGTCAGATTCACTAGTATTAAACAATACTCTGTTTTGACTTGGAGAAGTAAATCTAGCTTGTAGTTTTATCTCAATGTTATTTGCAAGTTCTTCAAATCCAAAGTCTTCGTTTTTTGCAGCAAGTCCAGCAATTAACAAATGATTATTTTTCTGTTGATAAAAAGAAACAAATGAATAAGATGCACCTTCTTGTATAAATTCATCTTTTGTTATTGAGCCTCTGTCTTCTTTTCCTGTGAATTTGTAACTTATTACCGATTTGTTATTTGGCAAACGAGCAATAATTTTATATGTAGGAGTATTCTGCAAACCTACATAAGTCTGCATTGCTATTTCTATAAATGGGTAATCTGTGTCTAAGTGACTTACTTCTATGTTTATAGATTTTGCAGTTTGTGTTTGCGGTAAACATCCATCGTATTGACCAAAATTTGAATTTTCTGATTCATCTACAATAGAAATAGGATTAGTTACAAATCCGAACGGAGAAGTATTTCCTGAATTTGTAACATACCTAGCTGCAAATTGATAAACTCCGGATAAGCATTCTCCATCATCAGTTACAGAAACATAATTTATTACAGGAATTAATCTTGATATAAAAAGCTTACTGTCTTCTGCAAAAGTTAAAGGGTTTTCACTTTCTACTTTTGTTAAATTTATTGTTCTTGCTTCTCCGTTTCCATCAGAAAAATAAATCAACAAGTCACCATTGTAATTTGTTCTTCCTGTTCCCGGAACTAAATTAAATTCGTTAAATCTGAATACATCCTCTGTCAATTGAAGTTTTGCACCAGAATTAATTCTATTTGAAACGTAAGGTACATACTGCTCGTTTTCATAAATTCCTATCTCAGATACATTTTCAGAACCTGACTGCAAATTAGAAAGAAACAAAACTAGAGTTTGGTTAATAAGAATTTTACCTACCAGTTTAAGACCAGTAGGTATATTCATTATTTCAATAGTTCCATTTTCCGAATAAAGAGTTCCTGATAAATCTCTAACTGCATTTGTTAAATCTCTATAAGATCCTTTTGGTTGGAATGCTGGATCAAATTCAGTATGTAATCCTCTTTCGAAGCTATTCATTTTATCGTAAGTTTAAAACTCTTTCTTTTCCTAGATTTACAAACTTAGTTCTGAAATCATTGTTTGTAGGAATCATCTTGTGATAGCTATTTGCAAGCCTCATCATAGTTTCTCTATCAGGAGTATTTATTTCTGCTCTTGCCATATCTGTAAATCTTTGATATTGTTTTGTAACATAATCAAGATTTTTTAAAGCATCGTTTTTAATAAACGAACTTCCTTGAATGCACAACTGCATTACAATTTTCCAGAATATTGCTGTTTTTGTGTTTTGTGTATTTGGAATCATTGGTATTCCGCAATCATCTGTTGGAAATGCCATATATTCTATTTCTACAAAACCATGTCTAAAAGAAACATCAATATAACTACCTTGAACTATATACTTTGCACTATTGAGCATTGTCCCAGAAAAAGAAAAGAGATCTAGCATATCTGCCGGATATTCTGGTTGCACATAGTTAATTGCTGCAATTCTTTCGTCCCTTGTAGCTTTATAAATTTCTTTCTTCGTTACCAAATCTGCAATTATATCAGGATTCGTTTCAGTAGTTAGAAGTTCGTCTATTTCTTCAATCTTCGTATTGTAGTAAGTTATTTGATAACTTCCTGCATTTGACATTATTGCTTTTGCCGATGCATATTCACAAAATGCATTTATAGAATTTACACTATGCGCTTCTAATGGCAAAGATGCTCTGTAATCATTTACAGTTAATAATTTTTTAGTTCTTACTAATTGATAATAAGAGCCAATATCTTTAAGACATTCTGCAATCCATTCTATGAAATCTAGATCTGGAATTTCGTTATTCCTTATTGCTAAGTCACGAATAACTTTAGAAATTGCTTCTCTGTAATCTATAAAAGTTATGTTCATGATTTCTGCAAAGGATAATTGTTTTGAAGATTGTTATCTTCTATTGTTTTTTTCATTGCTCTGAAACACCTTATAGATATTGATAATCTATAATTATGACTAGCTGCATTAAAAGGTCTTGTCCACAAACATCTGAAATAGTTTCTATCTAGTTCAGTATCATAAATATGCTGAATTTCTCCGGTTAGTTTATAATGCTTATAATCTAACATTTTTGTTCTCTTGCCTTTGTATCTTCGTATTGATACTTTGCCTAATCCCGGAAATGAATATTCTCCGTTATTTACAAGTGCCTGCGGAACAAGTTTAAAATATTCAGTAAGTATTTCTTTTGCCAAAGAGTATTTTATTCCAGCTTTTAAAAATAATGATTTTAAAGTAGGAACTTCTTTTTCTTTGCTCATTGTTTCATCAAATGAAACAAAGTAAGAAATATCGTATGCGTTTGTCATATTAAGATGGTGATGTGTTATTCAAACTGTCATTAACAAACGAGTTCATATAAGCAACATCTCTCTTAACTATCATATCCTTTAAATTTAAAAGCATATCTGACTTTATTGGATATTCAAATTCGATTGATGAATCGCAAACTCCGTTTTCACATTCACAAGTTGCAAATGTGTTTGCTAAATGAGGATCTTCAAAAACTCCATGAATGTTTATGTATTCTAAACCAGACTCATTTCTAGGAGCAACTATATAAATTCTTTTCTCTAAATAAAAATACCTTGTCATATTTTTAGTTATAGAAGAAGATCTGTCGTAGTTTATATTTTGATATGATGTTGCCTGAAAAGATTTTCCTTTATCATTACCAACATAAGTAAACAAAGTTTTGCTGTTTGTCGATATTGGTACAGGAAGTTCTTTTTCTGTTACATACAAACATTGGTTTGGACTGCAACATTCTGTTAAAGATGATTTTTCTCTTGTTACTTTTACGCCTTTTAAATTCTGAACTATATTTCCAGCAATTTCTTTTCCTTTTTCAGTTTCGGAACGAATAAGTAATGCTCTGGTATTATTTATCAAATAAACCAAATGACGTTCACTATATGGAGTATCATCTGCTGGAACTCCTTTTGAAACTGTGTTCAGAATGTCGTAAACTATTTGACTTAGTAACATATACAAATATAACTAAATAAAACAAGAAAAGGGGACTTTCGCCCCCTTTTTTTAATTTACAGATTCTGTAATTACGATGCAATAGTTACACCGCCACTTGTATATGCTGCGTTCCAAGCCGTTGAATCAGGTACGATTTTTTCAGCAACTGCAATTAGTCCTAATACAGTATTGAAATAAACCATTGTTGTATCAGAGGTTTCAAATCCAGCACCGGCTCCTGCATTTATTGCAATGTGCATTGCAAGTGGTGCAACTCCTGTTGTGTACATTGCTCTTTGTGTTTTGCTGTTAACAAAAATACTAAAGAGACTGTACGCTCCATTTTCCAAAGTTCTAAATGCAGGACGAATACGAATGCACTCTCCATGATTCTGAGAACCATTTGCAAACATACTTTGTCTTTCCATATCAAAAATTGTTTCCCAAGCACCTGCACCGTAATCTGCTTCTTGAATTGAAGTTGAAGAACTTGATTCGGTTAAAGTTCTTATTCCACGATTTATATCATCTACGCCCAAGTTTGCATAGACTCTTACAATGTGTCTGCCAATTCTTTCTCCGAATGGCTGACGTAAACCAACAATTCCAATTCCAAATTCAGTAACGGTTGCTGTATTTGCAGCAGCTATAACTGTAATTTGAGTTGCAACTGCGTTTGCTCCTAAAGTTAAAGTCTGAGTTTCACCTTCGTATGGACGATCTAAAGTCAAAGTATAAACTTGCGATGCATTAGATGCAGCTACAATTTTATAAACTGGAGAAGATGCGACTGGTGCGCCAGAAATTAAATTTGTTTGTGGATTATTTGAAATTTTCCACCAAGCATCTGCAATAACTGAGTTTCCAACAGTTGCAGTTCCTAAAATAGTAACGGTTACTGTTTTAGAACCTTTTGTAAATGCATAAGTTGAGTTTGCGTTTGCTCCTGCTGTTGTAGAAGCAACAAAACTTCCATTTGCAGTTAAATATGCTCTGCAAAACTTTTTGCAATAGTTATCTGCTTGAAGTTGGGCTAAGAAATCTGAAAACAGTGCTAATTTATCAGCTTGACTAGTTGTAGCCAGAGTTGAAACAAAGTATCTTTCAGGATTTCTATTTGCAGCCACACGAGTTCGGTCTTCAAATTCCACCGACATTCGATATGTTTCCGCAGCAGTCCAAACTGGATTTCTGCCAACTGTTCCTGCAACACCTAAAACCAAAACTTGTTGATCTGGTGCTTTGTAAGCTTCTTTTGATAGAACTTCAATATCCGAAGTTTTAAACCACGGACTATAATCAATACTTCCGTCAAGTTTCTGCACAATTGCAATTTCTTTCTGCAAAGCATTTCCTGTGTATGGATTTGCACCACCAACAGTTATGATTTTTCCGGCTCTATCTACAATTGCAATTTCACCTTCTGCTAAATTTGCAGCAGGATCACCTGTTCTTGTTCCGGCAGTATTCGTATTTTGAATGTACTGCCTGCGTGTAGCATTTTCTAATTCACTCATAATTATTCAGTTTTCTGTGATATTTGTGGTTGTATTTGAATTCTCGGATGTCCAATAGATTCTAATGCTAGAGTTATTGCTCTTTCTACAATTTCATCGTGAACTAATTCAGGTAAATTTGTAGTTTTATCTTCTGCTAGACTTATTTTATCTGGTTTAAAGATACAGTTTATCTTTAGCACTTCTATTTCGAAATTTGTAATGGGCATCACAATTCGATTTTCGACAAAGTAAGCTACTGGATATTCAGCAGTAGGACGATTGTGCGGATCTTTTAGCAAATGATTCAGATCATCAATTTGCACAATATTTACTTTTTGCCAATTGTAATCACATTTATCAACTTTTGTTCTTGCTTCTGCACGTAAGAATATTAAGTATTCTTTATTGCTATCTACAAAGTAAGATTCTAAATATGAATCTGCTTGTTCTGTTGGCAATAGAAGTTTGGAGAAGTCGAATTTAAGTTCCGTCCTCTCCAATCTATCTTTTGCTTTTTCTGGGAATAAGTAAAAAGTCCCAGTTATTGGATTCAGATCGTCTGTTCTCTTCTGAATTTCTTGAAATCCTTTCTGGTAAATATTATTTATTCCATACTTCGTTTTCAGAATTTGCAGTTGTGCAACATTTAGAAATGAATCTATCTCCTCTGCTAATATATCAGGGAGATAAGATCCATCCATTCTGTCAATACGAAGTCTAAAGAGTTCGTGAAATTCTAAGGCTGTCATTATTTATCTGCTTTTGCGGGAGCTTCTTTTGCCGGTGTCAAATCAGTTTCAGATGCTAAATCTACATATTCATTAGATTTCAATCTGTCTGCATAGACAAGTCTAATTCTTTGAACTAATGCACCAGTTTTTTCATCCTGTCTGGCAAGTAGTGCTAATAGTCCATCTTTTGTTTCTGCTAATGCTTCATCTTGGAATTCATATCTCATTAATTGAGGAGAATATGTAATTACAGAAGTAGTTAAAAGTTTTTCCAACATTACAATTTTATTGTATCTTGGATCTTTTAACAATTCATAAGATTCTGCGGTCTTATCTTCAATTCTAGTAGAAACCAAATCATCAATCTTCAATTCAGAAAGACCTAAATGTTTTACTCCAGATGCATACAAGAAGTCACGTTTGTCTTTTAAATTCCAGTTTACATACAAACCGTACAAGAATTTCTTCTTAGTAAGCTTTTCAGAAGAAACTTTTAGTTCTTGTTCTTCATCTTTTACATAAAATTCATGACTTGCTTTTCTGATTGCTCCAGTCTGCAAAATGTCATACGTCTGCATCAAGTACCATTTAACTTTATCCTCTGCTTTACCTAGATCTAAAGTTAAACCTTCTGCTGGAATCGTAATACCTGCTTTGAATGCAGGAGAAGTTCTCCAGAATTCAGAACTTGTAGAAAGTTGACCAGATTTTAATCCTAATTCTTTTTCTAACTCTGCTCTTTCGCTTTCAGGAATCCCAGTAATTACATTTCCGTAATCATCTTCTGCAAGTCCTAGTCTGGTTCCTGCTTCTGGAAGTCTTGTTAAATTTTTCAATGCAGGATCTGTCTGCAAACCAAGAAAAGAATTAGTTGCTTTAATTGGTACTAAAGTTTTGATACTCATGGATGTTTAGATTAAGTAAAAAGGGAGAAGATTGCTCTTCTCCCACAAATATAATGATATTTTTTGTTATGCTTTCATGATAATTTCACAACATTGAGTAGGATCGGTAATAATTACACCGCCTTCTGTAATCCTGTGCAATTCGTAACCATCAATATCAGTACTTCCCATTTTCGATTTAGAATTTGAAACAATACCCATTGGATCAATTGAACCACCTGTGTACCACATTCTTTCTGAACTTTTTCTGGTGACTTTTCTGATATTCTTAGTACCACTTGAATCTGCTGTACCAAAATTCATCAATGTAAATCTTGAAGATTCAATTGGTTTGTTTGTTAACGGATCTCTTGTTAAACCACGACCTGACATTTCATCGTATGCAGGAAGTTCTTTTACGGTTAACTTAATTCCGTTCGGGAAATGAATTGTTTGGAATTCCATTCCTAAGAATTGCATTTCTTGACCTTTTCCATCCAAGAAACGTGCATCATTACTAATGAAATTCGGAGTAACCATTCCTTTCCATTTCTTATTTACCATTTCGGTAATCTTACGCATACCCATTTTACCTGTGAATGCAACAAAGTTATGATTTCCACCATTTCTTTGTACTTGGTATGACATATCCAATAGGATTTCATCCCAGAAATCATAAGTAAATGAACCTTTGTAGAAATGCTTCATTGAATCGGAAATCTGAGAACGAACCCCAGCACCAATTTTAATTACTTTTCCGTTTTTACCTTTTAAGTGGCTCAAACCATTTTGGTCAAATGATGGATTTCCGTAGAACAATAGATTTTCAAAATCATTTTGGAAATCAATCATGTTCTGCCAGTCAGCATAGTTGATCCATTTTTTGTGGAACTTACCTTCTGAATCTGGAATTTCAATTATCATCTTCTGCATTGCTAACTTTGCAGAAACTGAATAACCTGTTCTGATTGTGGTAAGATTGTTTACAAACATTGCTGATGTATGCGCTCTACCACTTTCAACTTTAGTTGACAGTTCTTCAACTGCTGTAAAGTCTCTGCTCCATTTAGCACCAGTACTAATTGCATCTTTGGTCAAATACAAATCTTTGTCTGCATTTGAAATTACCAATGAATACATCCAACCACCTGCTGAATACGGAACTGGTTCTGCACAAACTTGACAGGTGATGTCAATGTTTTTATCTGAATAGATAATATCTCTTTGGTTAAAGACTTTATCTTTCATTACAACCCTAAATACAGTATGATACCTACCAACGAATTCGTTGTTCGGTTCAACTTCTGTTGCATCTTTTATTACTTCACCGTAATAAATCTGAGGGAGAATTAAATCCCAACTGAATTCTTCGCTTTCTGTAAAAATTTCATTTCCTAAACCGCCAGTCAAGAACTGCATTAAGAATTTTCCATTTTTTACATTCCTACCACCAAGTTCGTAAGATAAAAATCTTCCTAGTTTATGGCGTTCTGTTGCGAACATTCGTTCTAAGTGATCGCTTGTAGAAAGATTTCCTACAAGTGCTTCTTGAGTGGTTACCTGTAAGTTAGATAACCTTCCTGCATTAAATTGTGCTTCTGCTGGCATGGTTTATATATTATTGTTATTATTATAGGTCATAAGCAAAGGTAGTATTTTGCGTAGTAGCAATTCCAGATTTTCCCTGAACAGTTCTGCCACCTGTATTTTGTTCTGATGAACCAACTCTTAAAAGTCTATTTACAACTTTTGTTTCTGCCTGTCTGCTCAATTTATCTAAAGAAATATTCTTTATGTTCATTATTGCTCGCAAAGCAACATTATCAATACTTGTCTGGTCTAACTCATTTTGAGTTTTTCCATTTTTTACTGGCAAAGTATAGTAATCATATATAGCAAGTTTATCTTCGTTTGATAAATTCATTCCTGCTACTGAGTCTATACTCAAAATTTTACTCTTAAAATCTGCAAGTTGTTGTCTCTCGATAATTTCTTGTTCTTCGAGTCTCCTTTCGTGCAGTTCCTTTGCATTCTGAATTTCCAAAAGTTGAAAATCGGAAAGTTTTTCCTTTGCTACTCTTGCTCTGCTAGCTAATGTTTCAGGATTAAGAGAAGAAATTAAAATTTCTACATCTTCTTCGTCCATATTATTAACATTAACATAGTAATCAAATAACAAGTTTCTTTGATTTTCTTCGTCTGTTTCATCCACTTGTGAATAATCAACAGCCTGAAAATCAAAATCAATTTCTGACAAAGGAATTCCAGAAGTAAGTGCTTCTAAAAGCATAACTTCTTTTTCAGATAGATTTTCTTTTGTCTGATCTATAAAAGTATCAATAACAGTAGTGTTATGATAATCTAATAGTTTTGAAACTTCTTCTTTGTTTGTTACATCTACTCCTTCTGCTGGAATAAATAGATGTTCTGTAAATACATCTAGAATTTCTTCTACTGATTTATTTGCAGGTGCGGTTTGCTGAGATGATTGACTAGTTGCAGAATCATCTGCAATCTGAGTTCCAGAATCATCATCTGCATCATCATCATCTTCATCAGGATCATTATCTCCTGAATTCAAATCTGTCTGGGCAGAAGTATCTTGCGATACTAAATTTCCAATGAAGTCATTTGTATCTTCAAAGGTTTCTTCGATTTCACTTGCTTTTGTTGACATATTAATTTAAAGATTGGTTACGAAATTATTTATTTCTTAATTTTCTCTGGAATTCTTCTTCCCTTTTTGAAAAAGCAGTCACCGGTGTAGATGTGCTAGAAGTATTATTACCTTTAGCTGCGTTTATTCTGTCTCGGTTACTTATTTGACCTGTTCTGCCGGTTGCCTTTCTGACAGCTTCGTTATCGTACATAGAAGAAGTCTTTGGAGTTCCTAAATTTCCTGATTTAGGATTTGACATAGGAATATTAACTTTGTCAGATTGTGGCATTAAATTCATTGCTTTTGGCATTCTTCTCTTTGCAGAATTATCTCCATCAATCTGATTGTTTATTTTAGACAATCCTTGTTTTGTAGATTCAGAAGTTTTTTCCGGATTCCCTTTGTATTCATATTCCAGACCTGTATCTGGATCTGTTACAACTTTCTTTCCGTTTTTCTCTACAACTTTTCCAGATTGTAATGCTCTTGCATATCCGCCTTTGTTTTCTGCATATCTTTCTGCAAGAGATTTTTTGGAATTAGAAACACCAGAAGTACCTTTTTCAAATTTGCCAGATACTGCTCTTTCAAGGGCTTTATCCCTTTGGTTTTGTTGTGCCTTTTTTATATCCCTTGCTTTGTCTTGTGCTTGATAAACATCTCCTTCAAACTGATTTTTATCCTTATTATCATAATAAGAACCACGCTCCATTTGTGTACCTCTTGTGCTTCTTATTTCTTCTTCATTAGTCATTGCCTTTCTCTTTGCAGGCATTGCCGTTGCAGTCTTATCACCTCTCGTTTCTGTACTAGGTGCTTTTACCTTTTTAGTACCGTCTGGGTATTTATTAAGATCTGACAGATTGCTACGTTCTGTAACTGAACCGTCAGAATTAATTTTTGATCTTGTTCTCATTATTTTTCTCCGGGTAGTTTATTTTCTTTTGCTATTTTGAGTTTGGTATCTGCATCGTAAACTTTAGTTTTCAGTTCTGCAATCTTCAATGCAGCTTCGACATCTACTTTACGATTTTCTGTTTGACTTTTTGCAGCATCTAATGCAAATGTTCTGTTTGCTTGATTTTCTGCATTATCATTTAGGCCTAACATAGTTCTTTGTATGTCGCTACCTGATTTTATTTCTGCAATTAGAACTTGGTTTTCTCTGTCAAGTTGTTTTTCTTGACGTTCGATTTCCATTCTCTGTTTTTCAATTTCGTTTTTCTCTTGTTGAACTTGCAGACTTTGTTGTTGGAATGCCTCTTGTTGTTGTTGTTTTCTTTCTTCTGCTTTTCCTAATACAGCTTCCATTTCGGCAGATGATTCAGATTTTAATGCTTTGACAAATTCTGTCATAGTTATACTTTGTTGCTGCATTGCAGTAGTAGCAAGTGCTTCAATAGTTGCAAAGATCTTATTTTCTTTGATACTATTCATAACAAATATATCGAAATCAGAATCAGCAAATATTCCACCATCCATTTCTATAATTTCCGTCAGAAGGTCGCCATTCATTTGCTGATACTTTACATTTTCTGTATCTGCATAACAGTATTTCGCCAAAAGCAATAAATGTGAAAGAACTCTTTTCTTTACATCATTATGCTGATAAAAAAGATTTTCGGTAATTGCATAAGATTGAGTCATTGCCATTTGGTTTACTCCAAGTCCATCTTGTGTTGGAGTTCCCATTCTAGCACTACTCATCCCAGTAATTCTGAAAATTTCGTTATCTATATATTGTATAATACCTAAGTATTGAGTTGCGTTTGACGAAATAGTCAAATCGTGATCTTTATAAGTATTGTATGCAAGATTAGGAGAGCCAGAACCAATCTTCGATGTATCTATGATTTCTACATCTTGTTCATTTAAGTAATAGAACCATTCATCCCAAGACATATCTCCCGGAATTTTTGCTTTATCTATTACTATCTTTTTACCTTTTGCTTTTGCTAGTTCTCTTTCTAATCTATAAATAATAATGATCTTCAAATAATTTAAAGGTCTTATTAAATCTATAATAGAAGTTGCTAGAGAATTGAGTGCATTATATACTGTACCAACGTAAGGAAGTTTTGCAGCTTTCGGATTGCTCATTGAAGCATATCTAACTTCTGTTGGATTTGCTTTCAAATGCAAGTAGCCAATCTTTACACCTTCCCAAACTTCAGTTATCCAAAGTACATTTATCTTGTAACCTTTTTTCTTTTCTTCAGAAGTAAGTTTTCTGTTTTCTTCTACAAGAACTTTAAATGGAATTCCTGAATCATCTATTCCTTCTAAATAAGGAGTTTTCTTGAATGATTTCCAACATACATTATGCACATCAAAAGTTGTTATGGTTCCTACACTTCTTCCTTGTGCAGAACCATACCTTTCTGTATTACGTATATCTATATCATTCGATATTACTCCCGGAAAATCAGTAGTTGGTGAATAACCTTGCATGTGGTTTCCGCCTAACTCTTCTAATTCGGAAATCTGCTCATCTGTTAAGTCTTCTGCAAATTCATCAATTACTTCTGCAAGAGTCATCTGTCTTTCTTCTCTTACCCAATATGCATCCTCAAGTTTTGAAGATCCAGTAGGTAAGTCAAATTCGATCTGCAAAGGATCAACTACTCTTACTGATGGTTGTCCGTTTACTTTTGTAACTTTGTAAAGTTCTTCTGCAACTATAATTGCGTGACTTAAACCATCTCTAAAAGTTATATCTAATTCACAAGTCTTGTACAGACTTTTCAAATACTTATTTGCTAATACTTCTTTCTTGTGATAATAAGAACTTCCGTAATCTTTTACAACTTGATCAAGATTAACTTCTTCTTCTTCAACATCTGGATTTGCAGTTCTTTTTACTTTTTGACGGAATCCTTTTAGAAGTTCAGTAACTACTGCTTCTTTTTTCATTCTGTCTTTTTCTTCCACAATAGATCCACCACTAGCATATACAGTAAAAGGAAAAGGTCTTTTTAAATCTTCTCCTATTAACTGTTGATGTATTGGATAAAACATATTAAACGGTCTCAGTTTTGCGGGATCGTTTGCAAGTGTATCTTCTGTATAACCTAATGAACTAACTACTGACTGAAAATCATTTGGATCTAAGATTGAATTCAAAAGATTATAATTTCTAATCTTTGAGTTTCTATCTGTTCTTCTTCCTCCTTGTTGGTTTAACAATGCAGCTTTTCCAATTATGGCATCCATACATTGTCTTTGCCACTCTTTTCCTTTTTTGGAACTGGCAATTTTCTGCGGAGGAAATCCTACGGCAGCAGTCTGGAAAAGTATCTTGTTAGTATTCATTGTTCGTTATCTCTGGATTAGATTTCTTAGATTCGGTCTTGTTCGCATATGCTCTGTCTTTTTTCTAAGATAATCCATTAAGTCATTATTAACTGCCTGAGTTTCATCACCATCGTCAGTCTTTATTTGCAAGTTATAAATAATAGCTAACATTAGAGCAATCATTCTATCAAAGTTGCCAGAAAGATTGAAATCTATTGCTTCTGACAGAATAGGAATGGACTTAATTTGCATAATTACAGATTCTGTAAAATAATCTTTTAACATTTCCTCTGCTTCTTTCTTTATGTCGAGAGTCATGTTGATTCCAACACCATTTCTATTTTTTATTGAAGCATCAACTGACGATCTCAATATATTTGGAGTTCCTGCAAGTCTATGTGCAAAACCTTTTCTCTGATAATAAGCTTTCACCATTATCTTTTCATTTTCATAAAGAACTTTTCCGTTATAAAAACATAAAAGTCTTAACGAAATTTCATAGAAGTCATTTGCTGACTTAGGTCTTCCAGTATATTCTGCAACTATGATTTCTGATGTTGCATCTTTCTTATATTTGTTTGCTCTGCAACTTTTGAATATTATTATAGAACCTAATGAAGAACTTGAACTTGCATCATCGTGATCATATGGATCTAGTCCTGCAATATATACTCCATCGTGCTGAACTAAATCTTCATCTGGAAATTCAAATATAACTACACAACCTTCATCTTTATTATTCTTATCTTCTACTGGATAAGATGCGGGTTTTAGTTTGTTTTCTAAATCTGGAGTAAATGTAACTTTTCCATCTGCACCAATTGAACTTAATTCTCCGCAAATTCCTAGTTCTCTAGGATGTGCAGCAGTCATTAAATAACTTCTTTGTTGTTCTAATAACTGAGTAGGAAATCTATTTCCTCCCGGAATTAGAAACATCTCTTCCCATTCTAACGGATTGTTTTGAATAAAATCATAATATAATTTTGTATCTCCTTTTTCTCGTTCTCTTTCTTTATTATAGAAAGCTAATGCTTTTGCTTCATCTAGAATACCATTATCATCTCTGAATTCATTATACTTTTTATATGCAGGAACTGTATATCCTATTTCTGTTCCTTTCTTGTCTGTAAAAAACAAACAATCATACGTTCTAGGCTTAGAAAACATCTTTTTTGCAGCTTGACTTTTTCCTGCTGCAACTTCTCCTCCAGTTCCAAACATATGTATAGAACCAAAGTTTCCAGTATCTGTTTTAATTACGTCTTTTAAGTTTGCAAATACATCATCTAATCTTGGATCAAGTCCGCACTCTTCAATTGCAACATACATTGCACGACTACCAGAAGAAGCTGCTTTTTTAGTACCTACGTTTCTTACTAATATTTGAGTCTGCGAACCTTCGAATACCCAAACTCCACCTTTCTTTACATTTCTTCCTTTTACAATTCCAGATTTATTTTTGCTATCTAATTGTCCAGCGTATGTAACTGATAAAGGTGATGGATGGTATCTTCCATTTATACTTTGTCCTCCGGGTAAATTACTTAAGTGTTTATCTACTTTTGAAAGCAAAGCATCAATGAAAGTGTCTTGAACAGAAGCAACTATAATTTCGCAGTTCATCTGCTCACCTATATTTCTTTGATGTGAATACACATCATAGTCTGTTGCACCATCATACAAAAAGTAATGAGATATTAAATTCGCAGCCCAGAAAGATTTTCCTGTTCCACGTGCTTCCATATCTAAAAGATTTAAGTTCGGATTATTATATCTAGCTTTTCCTAAGTCTGTTTTAAACCAACGGTTTAAATAGTCCATAGGTTCTAAATACTTTCTTCCTTTTGCATCTACTCCAAATTCTTTTGCAGTTATATCACAAGTAAATTCAGGATCGTTTTCAAATCCTGAAAATCCTCTCATTACTGCATGAACTTTCCCCTTTTCCCATTCTAAATCTCTGAGTTCAGCTCTCTTCTGCACCCTTATCTTTCCTTGAGTAATATCTATATTACTAAAGTTTGCATAATGATATACAGTAGGAGGACACCAAAATCCTCCTGCCCAAACTCCTTCAATAGCTTTTCTTTTTTCTCCTCTCCAGAAGTCTGTATATTCTGGACTTCTCGGATCTATTAAAGGTATTTCAGGAAGAATAAAGTTAGAACGGTTATATAACATTTTTATCGCTTAAAGAAGCTTCTGAATTATTTATTTCAACCGAAGACATTTCTGACAAAGCTAGTTTTTCGATTTCTTTTCTTGAATCTAAAACTTTCTTTGTGTTTATAAGAAGATCATCTTTTACTTTTGCATTATTAGGATCTGAGTAAGTTAAACTTCTCATGTATTCTTCACGTTCTTTTATATGCTCATCAAACATATACAAAGAACGCTGTGCAGAAGTCATTGTTACCTTCTGATATTCAACTAATATTCTAGGAATCCAATCTTTATCATCTTTTGATATAATATCATCTTCTCCAGATCTAAATTTGCGGAAGAAATCACATTCAGCAATCCTCTGCATTCTTTCTTTTTCTGGGAAATAGTGATATGGACTTTCTGGATCAAACATAAACCAAGCAAACCACATATAATAAGATGAATCTTTCTTCAAAGTAGAAAGATCTTGTTTTCTTATTGCTGAAAACTCAGGAACATAAGAAAAACTAGGATTAAACTCCCAGAAATTTGATTCTGAACTTTTAAAACTATTTACTTTCATCTTTTTTAGGTTTACTCAAATGCAAATACCCAAATCTTGGGAGTTTTATGTCAAACTTACTTTCTTTTACCTTATCACACATCATTTCATGAAAACGCATGATAGTTTTCTCCACTAAATCTCTAGGAATTTCTTTATCTTCTGATATTTTGTCAATTATATCCTGTACGTTTCTCATTACTAGTTTAATTTGAAGATGATGTTTGCTACTCCGTCTTTAGGAAAACAGAAAATAGGATTTACAGCTAAAGACTTAATATCTTTTGCAATAATAACTTTCTTCTCTTTACATCTGTTCATCAGAATTGCAAAATAACCATCTGTTATATCTAGTTCTGCACAAATTTCTTCTCTTACTCTATTAGAACGCAAGTACAAAGCAACTTTATATTCAAAATCTCTATCTCCTCTTGGTATATGAGGAGCAGATTCTCTGTATTTATAATCTCTAATAACGAACTTCGTCAGAAATCTTATTTCTGTATCTGTTAAAGAACTTAATCCGGCTAACATTGTAACCCATTGTAAGCATCCTTCTTCGAGCGAATCGTTAGTAAAGACATAATCGTTTGTTTGTTCGGTATTTTGACTCATTTTTGTAAAATTAATTTAGAGATGGTGTTTAGATACTGAATTGAAAGAGGTCTGCTTTTAGCAGACTTTTTTCATTATAGAACCATGAAAGAAAATTGCTAACATATCGCATACATCGTTCCGCAGATAAGGAACTTCATAATATTGAACTGTGTTTGCAAGATAATTAAAATGGTGTATTCCTAAAGTACCAATAGTTTTATTATATCCGTACTCTAATATGAATGCATATAATGAAAGTTGCAAAACGTAATGCTGATAATTACAATCTGGCAAATGAGAAACTGGAAACTTCATCATTTGATTGTTATATCCAGAACGATTTAACGCTTTGTTAGTTTTCCAATCACGTAAATGTACAACATTTGTTCCTATTTCCTCAGCAATAAAATCAATTCCTCCGGCAATACCTTTATTATTTCCCGGCAGAGAGAAAGCAATAATTGGTTCTTTGCAGACAAGATACTTTTCGTTATTCTCAAACTTTGTAATATCGTCTGAACTAAGGACATCTCTTGCCAAAGCAGGAGAATTGAAATTATTCATCTCTGCTTTTACATATGCATCAACATCTTCTAATCCTTTCTCCATTAAATCATGAAGTAACGATCCTTTTTCACAAGCATCTACACAAGTCTGCAACCAAGCTTTCTTAACTTGATCTTGTGGTATGTTATGCTTTTCAGAATATGCTTTGCTAATTTTCTCGGTATCGAATTTATTTTTAAACTGTCCGATCAAAGTTGTAACAGAAGTATATTGTTTTTCTGTTTCATCTCTATATATATGATTTTCATCCCTAATTATCTTAGGAACTTTTTCAACAGAGTGAGTTTTGTAATAATTTGAAGTTGCTGATGACATTAGATGATGTTTTTTACAAACGTACACATAGTTTGATAAATTACAAAACAATTTTTGAAATTGCTTGCTTCTTAGTCAGTATTAAGTTACATTTGTAAAAGTCAAAATTTTTACAGGTCAATAGTAGTCCCAAAAAAAGAAAAAGACTTGGGCGATTCTCATTTCGGCCCTCTTTCCCAGAGCAATCTAACCTTTAACCTATACATATATAATATGTCTCAAAAAAACCAGATTATTATCGGAGTTGACTTCGATGGAACAATTGTAACTCATGATTTCCCAAGAATAGGCAAACTTGTTCCGTATGCAAAGAAAGTTCTAACTAAACTATCTACAATTCCGGAAGTTCAACTTATGCTCTGGACTATGCGAAGTACTCTGCAAATCAGACCAGACAAAGATTCAGAACCAGTAGACACTTTGCAAGAAGCTTTTGACTTTCTCAAAATGCACGATCTTAAATTCAATCTTGATTGGTTGAACTTTAATCCAGATCAAAGTTGGAGCCATTCTAATAAACAGTTTGCACATATATATATAGATGATGCAGCTTTAGGTTGTCCACTTGTTAGATTTTCAAATTCACAACGATATACTGTTGATTGGTTTGCAGTAGAACTTCTTTTGCAGAATCCTTCTATAAATCCTTTGCTTAGTGCTTTGTATTTAAAAACAAAAGCTAAAACTTCTCAACTTGGATGTCTTCTTCAATATGGAAATTCATATGCAATTGGAGTTACTAACGAACAAGAATCTGCGACAGCTTTCTATATACCTCACTTCGAATATGGAGTTGTTCCTATGCAAAATTTGTATTCAGATATAAACAGAGACTTTCCTTTCTCTTCTTTCTATCTTAACCATCCAGAACTTCGAGGTTCAGTAGTAATTCTTTACAATAACAGACCTGTTGCTTCTATTCATGAAGATCTAGGATTATTACTTCTTCAAAATGAAACTTCAGAAGAAGCTTTTCAGTTTCTACATTCTCTACAATGGACTGTTTATGAATTACCTACTCGCTCTAAACAAATCCTTAATTCATTGTAGTATGAAAATAAAGTTTGGATAGTTAACCATAATGTCAGGAAAAAGTTGTATCTTGCTAAGGTCAAAGCAAAGCGACCACCAAGAGACCGAAGTTGTGCATCAAAGATAACGCCTCTTCTACCAATGGTACAGGCAATTTGATTTTCCCAGAAAAAGGAAAAATTTTAAAATCCGATTTTGGATTTGAAAAATAAAAAATAAGGAAGTAAATTAGGATTGAAAATTGAGAATATTATAAAGAAGAAAATTTCAGATTTGTGATCTGGAACTTTTTAAAAAGCAAAAACAAACTTATGCTGAGAACTCTGGCGAAAGCTAATTTTCAGATATTCTTGCCAGTACGCAGAACCCATCAGTTAATTCTGGTGGGTTTTGTTTTTTTTTCTTATCTTTGCAAAGTCATGTCTGCGGACAAAGACCTCGAAAAGCGTCAACCAGCGAAAGTGTAGGTTGGCGTTTTTTGTTTTGCAGAAGCAGAGAAAAAATTCCAGAAAAATTTTTCAAAAAATTATTTTTCGATCTGGATTGAAGAGCTAAAATTTAAACTCCAAAATTTTTTCAAAAAAAAAAATTAAAAAAATTTATTTCATTTTCAATTGCAGAGCTAACCCCCCACTATCCCCCCTGCCTAAAGTTGGCTGTACACACTAACGTGCAGATGCAAATTATGAACAAAGTTAAAGCAACTTTCGTTTGCCTGACCAAGTCAGGCGAAAACTCGTGGTGGAGTATAAGCACCGAAGTCGCTACTGGCAGATTCAGGAAACTTCCTGGTCTCATGCGGTTTGAAGGCCCAGCAGAAGCTGGAGAGACCTTTGAATTTACTTGCAAAGAAATCAAGCAAGTAGAAATGGTTCTTCCAGACGGGAGAATTATGATGGAATTGGTTGCATTTTAGCAACCAATTCTTTTTGCCAAATCAATTAGTCTTCATCATACTAATTGAAAACCTTGAACATTTCCATCACAATTAATTTTGTCTTGGAATTGTCAGGTATATTATTCATAGATTATCACCATAAAACTTCAAAGCAATGAACCTTCAAAACGAATTAATCGCATACGCTTCTTTAGAGTTAAAAATTCCTTTCAGAGAAGCAGAACGTCTTTATCATGAAGACAACGTCGAAATTTTTGAGAATATGTATGGAGAAATCCTTACAGACGACGATAGAAATAAATTTCTTGCACAACTTAGAAATGAAGTTGAACTTACTGATGAGCAGATAGTCGAGTGGCAAGAAAATACTGGAGTGCATCCTTCGTTAAGAAAAAGCATAGAAGAACTAGAAGCATTCGATAACAAAGATATTAGTGATCCAGACTATTTCGATAAATCTGAATACGACTGGTTAGCAGATTAAAACCTGAACAAGTTTAAAAACTGTTCCTTATTATTCCAGTCGGTGGATCAGAAAGTTCGAATCTTTCAATAATATCTAAAAGTAAAAAGTAGCAGTATAATAAGACTTAAAGGAGTCGAAATTCTCAGATGAGAAGCTGCATTCAGAGTTATGCCTAGGTTAATCACAAAGGACATTGCAATTAAATTATTTCCTAATTTAGAAGAAATAATTGCTAACACAGAAGCTAGATATGCTTTCAAATTAGTAAATGAACAATATCTTGTTCATGATAACGGTAACGACATTTTGTTATACATAAAGAATGACGAAAATGGTCCTCTGTATGAATTCAGCAATTCAACAGATTATATTCATTATGCTAATAAACATGATGAAGAGCATGCAGAATATATAGACGAAAGAATTCGTCCTATGTTTTCTAAAACAGAACGAGAACTTGCAGAACGTGAACAATTTCTTTGTGATAATGAATCAAAGATTCTTAGCAGAGAAGATGCTGAACTTGTATTTTCTACCTTAAAAAGAGAAATAGAAAAATTCAAACTTAACAAAAGAAATCTTGAATTTTTCATGATTGCTTCTGGTCAAGGTTCTTATGAATTAGTGATCAAAGTGGATAATTTTGACATTCTGTTTTATTTAAATAGAGGAGATGATACAGAATTAGAAATTTGCCGTTGCTCTCAAGAGTTTATAAACGAATTTAAATAATTCGTTTATAATAGTACCGTTAATTTCAAAACCTAAGCAAGTTTTAAAACTGCTTTTTCAGAACCTCAACAAGTTGTTAAACTGTTTATGATAGTACCTTTTCCTGAAAACTTTCGTAAGAAAGCATCCCAGTAACAAATTTAGTCTATTTTGTTGTTATAGGGTGAAAAATAGACACGACCTAAGTAAATATCAAATAATGAATTTGATATACGTCGTAATTTTAAACTACTTGTTCGCAATGTCCAGTCGGTGGAATAGTTGAGGAAATCGGTAGATTCCTTAGTAAGATTAGACAAGATTCTAATCCGAAAAACTTTAGAAGTTCGAATCTTCTCATTGTGACAAAGTTTGACAGTTTTAGCAGAGGTATGCGTGGAGCATAAATAAGATATAGTGCAGAAAGAATAACATTGGACAAAAGTCTGATTAACTTTTGTCAACTTGCATATTATATCTTGGCCTCTGTTAAAATGAATGTGCAGATGTAAGAAACAAATTGTTTGTAGTCTAATCAACAGAACAAGTTCTTATTCACAGTGCGTGACTGCACATTCCGTCAAATTTAAAATTCAAAATTAACCTTTTGGTGTAAAGGCAACCATTTCAAAATTATGACAAAGGTAGAAGAATTAAAAATGCGTATTAAAGGTTACGCAGCAGACATCGCTGGTTCAACTGGCGAAGAATTGATAACTCAGATGACTTCAGAAATGAATCAGTTGAAAGAAAAGTTGGCTTTTGCTGAACTTGAAGAAGTTCAAAGTAAAAGTAAACATTTAACTTTAGCAGAGCTAAAAAAGCACGTTGATAATGCACTAGAATTAGGAACTAACCCTGAAACTTTAGTAGAAGTAGAATTTCTAACTGATGCGTACATGTGTCCCGATTCAGTTTACTCTCAATTAGCAGGAGAAACTCTAATGGCATACGGAAAATTCATGATCCGTAGTAACAACAAATTATAAATCTCAAAACCTCTCGATGTATAGGTTAATCGAATTTAAAATTATGACTGAAATAAAAAATTTCACTCCGCATAAACTAAGATTTTATGCACAAATAGATGACGTAGATGTCATCGCATTAGAGATTGAAAGTGACGGAATTGTTAGAGCAAAGCAGAATCCATATGTTCAAGAAACTTTCATAAGTAGAGGAACATTCGGAATTCCAGTTATGGCTAAAACGTCTTTCGGAGAACCAGATTTCATCCCAGAAGAAAAGGAAAATACGATTTATGTTGTGTCGCAAATTGCTGCACAATCAATAAAAACGTATTATCCCGAACGCAATGATTTTTACATCGTTGCAGAAACAGTAAGAAATTCCGAAGGTGAAATCATCGGATGTAGAAGCTTAACAAAACTTTAAAAATAATATCTCTCGATACATAGGTCAATCGAACTTTAAAATTATGAATTCAAGTAAAATCAAAGGCAATATATTTGCCATACTAACAATGTTTTTGTTAGTTTTCGTTTCTTGTATAATAGGAAACAAATTTACAGAAAACAAGTTGGAATCCGTAGTAATTATGGGTTACGCTCTAATATCTCTAGGATTTGGCGCATTCATAGGAATGTGCTTTATGATTAGGGAAACATTCCAAGATATTAACAAACTTGCAGATGAAAGTTTGTATGCTTGGGATGCACTTCAAGATGAAAAGATGCAAAATATTCATAATATTAAAAATGTTCATGAAGAGAACATCAAATTTTATGAAAGTAAAATTGCAGAATACAAAAAACGTGCAGAAGGTCATATTGGAAATGAAACTGCATATTTAATTGGTCATGTTGACATTTTAGAAATGTTAATAAAAGAATCAAAGTACAAATTAGAGCAATTACTATTATCGTAATTGCTCATTTACCAACCAAAACACCTTTCTGTGTATAGGCTAACAGAATTAAAATTATGAATACCAAAATCAATAAAATTGCAGCTACTGCATTCACGCAAATTCTAGCTATAATTGCATTGTCAATTGTAGCAACATGTTTAATCTTCTGGATAGTTCTTGGAACTAACTTAATTAAACTTGAAATTATACTCTTGACTCTTTTGTTATTGAGTTCTGTTTTAGGTTTGATACTACTTTGCTATCTACTTGTAAATCAAGTGAATAAAGAAACGGAAAGAATAAATAGAAATCTTGCAAACGAAGTAAATAAAAATGCTTTTCGTCTTCAATTGATAGGAAGTTTAGAAAGTCAAATTGATAACTTGGCAAAAGAAAATTCTGATCTTCGTCAAAAAGTTGATGTAAAGAACTTACTTTCAAGGATTGATTCTATGAAAGATGTCCCAGAAAAAGAAAAAACTCAGGAGCCTGTCAAGTCTTATCTTGAAGAAGATATATTTGGACATGATTAGTCAAATGAATAATTACAACTATTGTAATTGAGTAAAACTTTGCATAGAAACTTTGTATGTTTCCGTCTATGTGATTTTATTAAGAGTAAACATACTTTGAGTTGAAGTGCGGGCTATGAATCCCGTATTTCGACTTGTTTAAACCAAGAACCTCCAATCTCAGACATTTGTAAGTTTCAAAGAGAAAGGGGAAGAACCAGAGAAACTTACTAATTTATTATTCTGTTGCTAAGATACTGCAAAGAAAGTTTAATAAATTAAACTGCGTATTTCTAATGGTGATTTTGTTTGCGCACGTGAAACTCGTGTTGTCTGAACAAAGCAGGTTCGAATCCTGTGTACGCAGCAACTACATTTCGGGTAATCGAAATGATGTGTTCATAATTTTGTATAATATGTAGTTAATATTCCAGAGTCTATGGCTCTGGATTATTTTATTTCAGGATATACAGAAAACAACAACATTTAAAATTAAAACTGAAACAGCATGAAAACAGTAATTGCATTATTGCTTTTAATAGCAATAACGAGTTGTGCAACTCAGAATAATGCACAAAAGCGACATACTGCTTATAAAAAGTATGGAAACAGACCAGCTTGTACTATGGGTACAGGTTGTAGAAAATAATACATCTATGAAAAAAATAGGAAGTATTATCATGTGCGTATTAATAGGAATAGATTTATTTCTTTGCATAGAAGGTGTTTTAGAATCAAACTTTGGAAAAAGCTATGCTTTTGGAATTATATCTTTACTAGGAATAGCCGGTTTGTACAAAATGAATTCAGATTAGTATGAAAATAACACGAGAGTGCAAAACACAAAATTGGTCAGAGGAAACAAGCTTTATAAAAGGTATAAAACTTGAAGAAATTGCACCAAGTTTAAGAATAGAATTGCAAAACAAGTGTTTTCTCAACATAGATAAAGATTACTTAGATAATGCTTCAAAAAATGAAGCTTTACAAATAGATTTCTTTACTTATGATGAAAATACAGTTAAGTGGCAACATAGATACATATTAATTCCTGAACTTGTTATGAATAACATATTCATAGGTAGTGAAGTGTATATATCTTGGACTCCAGAAGAACAAATGTTAACTGGTGCAGAACTACAAATTGAGTTTGATATAATAATCAAGTTCGAGGAGTCAGATGTTGAAAATCAACAGTTGCCCTAATCTTTTTCTTTTTCTGGGAAAAGATTTAAAATTTAAAGTTGCATAGTTAAATAACTCTGCATACTTTTACGATGCGTTCCGCTTGTATCGAAGTAGAATTCATGTTGGACTAGGGTTCGAATCCCTACTTCTCCACTCAACTTTTGTTGTAGCTAACCAGTCGCTTTAGTACTGTGCAGATGCATTTCTGCAAATTGGGGAAGACCGGTTTTGACAGTATGAAAAATCGCTGAGAAAGGAAAGCAAAGCCATAAACGGCAAATCAGTACCTATGTTTTCTCGTGTTGCAGTTGCAGCATAAGCTAAACGAGTGAAACCTACTAAAACGGTGAATAAACTCTCTGAGAAATCAGAGAGTTTTTTATTTTACAGAAATTCTTCAGAAATGACAAACATGTGGGGCGTAACTCAAGTCGATGACTAGTTCATAACGTAAGAGGTATCGTGCAGAAGTAAAAATCATGTATTAACTTCCTTAGTTAATTATTTCTATTTTCATAAGATTCCAAATGCTGCGAAGTCGTTGCAGAAGTCCTTATTAATAGAAAATTGCGGAGAGACTTTAAGTATTTTAAAAAGTTCTTATTTCACAACAATTTGATGTGTATTGTGCAGAAACACATCCTTCCTTAATAAACGTGCTTACTGTCAATGTAGCAATGCTGTCAACGCATAAGTTTATTTGAATTTAGCTGTCAATGCTAAGAATTAAAACTATTTCTCAAAATAATCTCAAAAATCCTAATGGAAAACTTAAATCAAAGTTCTCGTCCAGTACAGTTTGGCAAATTAACTGTAACAGAAGTAAAAAAGTCGTCAATTGGCGAAAACAGATTTCAAGCAACGCTTGAACAAGAAGTAAAGTTGTTTTATGGTAACGATCCTAGCAAAACCCACCACGAAGTTTTGTTAACTGATGCATCAACAAAATCTTACGATTCCAAAAGAATAGTATGGATGGAAGTTAATGAAACAGATACCATAGAAGAATTGCAGAAAAAAGTGGATGCTTGGGACAGACCAAGAATTATTATGATTTATGCCTGCGCTCCGTTGCTAAGCGAAAATCAAAGAAGTGCAATTGCCAATGGTCTTACTACTTTTGATAAAATCAAAATGGCACAATTAGTACGTCTAAAAGACAGAGAAATTGTTCCGTATTTGAGAAGAAACTTTGTAGATCAAGAAACTGGCGAAGTTAAAGCTCGCTTTGTAGCTCAATTTAAAGTTGCTTCATTAACTCTTGGAGGAAAAACTGACATTGATTATCGTGAAACTCACGACATTTGGTTAGATGAAGAGATTGAAAATTTGCTTGCAAAAGACTTGAAACTTCAAGAAACTGCTGCAAAAACATCTGTCTCCAATGCTGTTTCTGTTCCAGCAGGTAATTATGCAGAACAAACAACTGTAAAAGCTTAGTATTAAAATTAATGTGCAGATGTAAAAGTCTGCACATTTTTAACCTTTAAAATTATCAAAATTATGGGCTTTAAAGTGACTACGTTTAAAAGTTTGTCTCGAGTAACAAGTTTGGACGACTTAAAAAGAATTCGTGAAAATAGGAATGATGAAATTCCTCTTCTCGAAAAAATAAACTTTGAACTGCGTAATGCAGCAAAGAACCCTGCAAATCCAATCGAAGCATTTCTTGATATTGAAAAATATGAAGAAGGTGAACTAGAAAGCGTGAAACGCAGATTAGAAAAATACGGCTTTGTCGTATCTGAAAAAGAATCAATTGTCAATCGTAATCAACCAAAAGTTAAATATTGGTTGATAGAAACTAAAGAAAATTATGACTTACAACAAAGATCAAATAAAGAATCTGAGGATTTTAGAACTGGGACTCCTAATCATATTGTTGATAATAGGAATTTGGTCAGTCTCAAAAATAGAGATTATCCACCAAGATTTCCAGCAGCAAGACCATAGTTCTACAAAACAAAAAAACATGCTTTATGTAGTAGATTCATTAAATGAATCTGACATAGAGTTAATTCAGATATACAAAAAAAGTTTACTAGATGGAACAGTAACAAAAGATGAAAGTCTTTTTGTTATTGAAGAACTAGAAAAGAGTTGTATAGTAAAAGCTGACCATTATTCAATATTGAAAAGTAATATTAAATAATGACCATATGCTTTTTTTTCGGAAAATAGACTGGCATTTTTAATGCCAGTTTATTTCTTTAAAATTATCTCTAACGTCAAAAAAAAACTTAAATAGTTATGACACAACAATTATTATTTGTAGTAATATTGCTACTTGCATACTCAGTTGGAATTACCATTCTTTGGTATCAGATTAGACATGATCCAATTCGTGGAAAAATGGCAGCAGATATAGAAAGTTTAAATTTGAGTAACGCAGAACTAGCAATAGAAAAAGAGCATTTCAAGTTACAGTTTGAGATACAACATAAACAAGTTAATGTATTGTTAACTGATAACCAAGCTCTTTCTAATTTGGTAAACAATCAAAGAAAAGAACATGATGAAGAATTATCTATTCTTCTAGTTTCTTACGAAAAAGAAGACGAATTTGTTTTCAATAAAAAAATAGAAGAAATTTCTAGAAGACGAAGTCACTCTTTAGGGAATAACTTAGAAGAAGCGGTTAAAAATTCTTTTGTTTCTTATTTAGATTTCAAAAAGAAAGTTTCTCCTATTGAGAATGTTTCTCCAGAACAACTGTTAAAAAAATTACTTGTTAGTGGAGAAGATAAAGAATTAACAAATTCTTTTACTAAAGATTCCGATTTACAAGCGACAGATAGCTATAAACTTCTTTTGGAAATAGTAGATCCAGAAAGAAGTCATCTTTTTTCTGAGTCAAGAATGAATTTTGACTTATTGAGAAGTTATTTAATTGAAATAGCAAGTTTATGCCCAGAAAAAACAAGAATGTTGTTTTCTGATCTGTCTATTAGATCCATACAAGATTTAGTAACTCACAAATCCTATTTAGAAATATTTGCAGCCTTGATGGAAAACAAAAAGAAGCAAATTGAGTTTTTCTACATAGGAAAAGCTATTAATTCTGATTTAGTAAATCAGGGAGATATAGTCACTCAGAAACTGAATTTGTATGAAGCAGAAGAATTTATTTTTTCTAATGGCTATTGTTTACAAGTTTTAAAAAATCCTACAATTTGGAATTCCGATCCAGAAAGATATTTTGATGTTCTTCTTGAAATAGCAGATGCTATATTCAAAGAGCCATTCAAAAACGCAGTTCTTTTGAGTTTGAATTCAGAAGATTCTAAAAAAGGTATAAGTTCTAAAGATTTTGATCTTAGTTTTCAAGATCCTTTGACTACATTGTTTTTAGATGTAAAACCTTACCAATATGGATATTACATGTTAGTATCTTAATTAAAAACTCCTAAAAAGAAATCTGAACGCTGGTCTGCATTAGATTTGCTTTTGTATAAATGTGTCCTCCTGCATTTATATTCTTTTTCGTTAAAGATAGGAGTTCTACTTTCAACCTCAAACAGCAACAAAATGAAACTCACAAAAAAAATTATCAGACAAAACAAAATGTCAATCTTTATAATAGGATTTGCACTTGCAGCTTGCGTAATAGTTGCATTAGTAACTTTCTTATAAAACCACACTCAAAAATGAACTCACAAACACTCATTGAATTTAGCACTCAAGGGATTTGCATATTGTTGGCAATTCCTTTCTTTCTCTTCGGATTTGTAAATTTGAATCCTAAGGAAAAAGTATTTTCTACTAATCATTTCAGAAACAAAATTTCCGAATTCAAAAAGAAGTTTGAAGTAGACGATATAATCTACCTGAAAGCACAGAAAACTTACAACTTGGAAGGAACTTTAATAAACCCTGAATATTATCAGGTTTTAAACAACTATTTTTCAGGAAATAGGAGTGCAGACAAAGAATGGTATTTCTTTAGTACGTATAATAGAAATCCTGGAAATCCAATAACAATAGAATATCACTCAAGATATAATCCTCTATCAGTTTCAATTCTAAAACATTATCACATTGAGAAACTTTGCAAAAACCCTTTCTTTTATAGAGAAATAGTTAAAGCGGAAAACATTCTTGAAGATAACTTAGAATTAACTTTGGTTTCTTTAATCCACGATCACATTTACATTTTTAAATGTAAATTTGTAAATAATGAAGAAAAGTCTATTTCTGAAGATTTCTTGTTGTTTCTCGATCATTGTGCATTAGAGAAATAAAGACTTTGTATTTTGGTTAATACAAATTTGGTGTATTTAATAGGTAGTTTAAAAGCAGGCTTCTTTTAGGAGCCTGTTTTTTATTCACTTCAAACTTTAAAATTATGGAAAACTTGGAATCATTAGTAAAACAAATGGCAAATGGTCTTGACAAATTAAAAGCCATGCATCCAAAAGATTGGGAAAAAGTTCTTGAAAATTTAATCCCTTCTGACTCAAAAATTAAATCTTCAAAATTTGCATGGACAGGTTGTAGAGGATTAGTAGAGATTGCTAATGAATGTCATAAACAAGGACATGAGTTAGAAGAATTTAAAGAATTTAAAACAGTTGCTTGCGAATTACTTAATTGTAAATCTGAAGAATTGTTTGAAAAGTATGATACTTCACAAATTTGTAGTATTCTTCTTGAATACAAAGTAGAAGGATTTAACGAAATTCATAAATTAAAATTCTAAAATTATGACAAGACAACAAATAATTCAAGCTTCTTACGATTTTAGTAAAGCTACTGAAATAGAAACTCTGGTTGAGAAGAAAATGCTTTCGCCCGGTGAAAGGATTCTTACTTTTTCTGGGGAAGAACTTATATATCTAAAAAAAGTTCATTTGGACTTGAATTTGGTTAGATATAGTTATTTTCCTGAGCATTTCTATTTGTTTTCAAACTTGTTTGGAAATGAAGGAGAAGGTTGGCAATTTGAAAAATCTTTATTTTGTCTAAAGAGTTCAGAAAAAGTATTAGTGACTTACGGTGTTTTTCATGAAACTTGGGAAACTTTGACTTTTGAGAAAATACCGATGCCAGAAAAAGATAAAATACTATTAGTTTTTGATACTTCTGCAAAAAATGGAAGAGTTCTGGAGTATTATCCAGATATTATTCAAGATACATTCAGAAATATAGGTTCAAAAAAAGTTGAAACTGTAAATATGGCATCTTGGAGAGCGCAAACTCTTGGATTCAATATATTTTCTATTAGAAAAGAAAAAATGGATTCAGGAGTATTAAAATTCAAAGTTGTAGATAATCCAGATAAATAAAATGTTACCAGTAGGATACACTTGGCTTAACGAAGATCAAATTCGTAAAGCATCGCAGAGAACTTTGTATTTTGATACCTATATCTTGAAAAAGAATAGGGAAAAAGGAATGAGAAGAAGAAGATGGATATTGCATGAACATCTTCAAAAGTTTAAAGATGGTGAAATAAGAATAGCAATTCTTGATTCACAACTTCCGCACGTAAAACCTTAAAATTATGACAACTGAAAAAACAGAATATCCTATTTGTCCTCATTGTGGAGAAGAAAACAAAAGGTGTGGCTGGCTGGAAGTTTTAGCCAATACCGATCATTTCTTAAATGACACTTGTAAAAAGTGTGGTAAAGAATACCGAGTTACTGCACAAGTTTCAGAAGTAGTTTTTACAACAAGAAAAATATCAGAATAGTGGAACAGCCAGAAATATTAAGACATGAAGTAGAAAGAACTCAAAAATTAATAAGAGAATTTACTACTTACATGCCTTACAAACAAAAACCAAAAGAACAACCTATTTATCAGAAAGGTTCTAAACGCAAAAGAAGATGAACATTGAAGTTATAAATCCTTATTTAGAAGGAACTGCAATGTGGCACGCTTTTAACAAAGGCGTAGAAACTGCTTACAACAAATTAAGAATTAAGAAGTTTACTGAAGAACTTCCTGAAGAACGACAAGAAATTGTAGTTTTTCATTCTGTATTTGAAACTAAAGCAGAACCCTGCATATTTCTCGCATCAAAATATTCAGAAGGATATTACACATTTTGTGGAGATCCTTTTGATTGTTGGTTACCTTATACAAGATTTAAAGAAAACTTATGATCCAGAAAGAATTAACGCCAGACTTGGAAACTGACAGTAGTTTCGTATTAGCATTTTGCGGATTTCATTGCGAAATCAACACAATACCTGCAAAAATGCCAAACAAAGAAATAGAATTAGTTTACATGACTACTGTACTTGCAGGAGGTGATGATGTTCTTGATGAGCAGTATTCATCAATGCAAAAAGCAAAAGAAGAAATCATTTCAGTCATCGAAAAACGAATGACTCAAGATTTCGGAGAACCTGTAATTCTAAAACTAAAATCACTATGAGTAATACCCCAAACGAAAAAGTTTGTGCATTTATAGACACAAATAACCTTCAAGCATTTGTTGTTCTAATCGGATTAGACAGTCTTGCTCCAGAAGCTTCTTTGATAAGACAGAGATATTTCGGCAACATAGAAAGTGCATCCGACTTAGAATCAAAAGTAGGTCAGAAGCAAATACTTTTTATTAAAAATTTGCTTAAAGAAAAGCTAGAAGCTTTTGTATCTGGACAGTTGGTTATACTTTCAGTACAAGATGCAGTTTTTCTTTATTATCTACACATGGCTTTGATGTTTAGTGTAGCAGAAGATTTTCAAAAGGAAGCGTTTATTGCTGCCTATCCAGAAGAAAAACAATATCTCGAAAGTTTGCCAAGTTTACCAAATATCTACAAGATTGCAATTTGGGATTCAGAACTTGATACTCTTAGAAGAGGAGAAAATATTCCTGAATTAATTTGGGATAATTCATTTGTAAGAGAAGTTGACGAAATTGGAAATAAGTGTACAACTTTTCGTGACTTATTAAATTTTAAAAAAGAAATCGAATGGGTTCCTAGTTTTGAATCAGTAAGAACTGTTGTTGAACAAGGATTAAAAATTGCTGGTACAAATAATCAAACACGACCGTTTTTAAAACTTATAGGTTTGAAAAAGGTTAAAAACTTCTTAGAAGATCGTTGGCATTTATATTGTATTTCAGATGCTCTGAAAGATTATCTTCTGGAGCAGAATTCAGATCTAGAAACAGAATTTTACAACACCGACAAAATGGACGAGCATTTAAAAACTCTCGTTGATTTTTGTAATTCAAACAAGTCTGATTTTCCGCTTTTATTTGCTTAAAATTATGCAAAAACAATTTACAGAAGAGTTCAGACACGTTCTCTATCAAATAGCGCAAAGACCTGACAAGAAGATTCTGGTAACAGGATCTTCTTATTTGTATGCAACCGTTCCAGATTGGAACATTTATCCAAAAGATTTGGATATAATCAACGGTAATAACAAATTCCATCAGACCTAAACCAGCAGAATTACAGCCATGAAATTTACTTTTGATACTGAATTTGTAGCAGTTGGCTCAAATATTATTCCTTTATCAATAGGATTAATAAACCTACAAAATGATAAATCTTTATATCTTGAATTTCCTCCTTGTCCAGAAGCATATCAGAATGATTTTGTAAAAAAGAATGTTCTGCCAAAAATGTCTTGGGCAAAAGGAAATGGAGAACATTTGATAAAAGTTGAAGATGCAAAAGATAAAATAACTTCTTTTGTTTATCAGCAAATTATCCAAGATCATGAAGAATACCAATTTTATACTTATTATGGTAATTACGATTGGGTTATGTTTTGCGGATTGTTTGGACAGATGGTAGATTTGCCAAAACAATTTCCTATGTACACAAGAGATTTAAAATTTCTTTTGGATCTTCATAAGATTAACAAACGTGATCTTCCTAAACAAGTATCAGGAGACCATAACGCATTAGCAGATGCAAGATGGAACGCAGAAGTGTACAATTATATTTCTACACAAACTGATTTTAAAATTTAAAACTTTCAATCGTGAAATTTTCAGACGACAGAAAAAACAAACATCGTAAATGGCACGTTACGCCAGAAGGTAAATATTGCATAGACTTTGATTCCAGAACAATTAATTTCTATAAAAACGGACAGTTAATAATGGAATCTAAAACATTAGAAACATTTCAAAAGACCTATGAAGATGCAATACAAACACACATTTACTCTTTGACAGGAAAAACACCTGAAAAAAAGAAAAAAGGATTTTTTTCATTCTTAAAACCTAAATAATGGAAACTCAATCAGTATTACAAAAAGTAATAATCGAGAAGAATGAAACTTGTTTGAGTTATGCAATCAAAAGATCAGCAAAATTCAAAGAATTGTTAACTTCTAAAGATTTATTGGGTATTTATCGAAATCTAGAAAATTCCTATGATATAGATAAGTTAAATATCCCAGAAAAAGCAAAGAATATAAGACCGGACGGCACCTTCCCTCCATATCCAAGTTCGTCAAGTTCATTAGAAGAAGGAGATGTATTTGCAATCAGAAATCGTTTTTCAGATAGAGAATTAGTTATATCTGAAATTGACGAAGACGGCAAAGTAACAATGTCTTATTGTACTGGAGGATTTCATATTGTAGTTTTAGAAAAATTTGATAAAGCTACAAGAAAAGCAACATTCTCTTCCCTTTCTATAAAAGATTTCAAACCTTCTATCAGAGTTTATGATAGTAAAGTTTTGTATGAAACTTATGGAGATGGAAGTAACAATTTACTTTTAAAAGCACTTACCTGATGTTTTATTCAAGAAATGTTGATAAAACAAGATTGCTAGTTCAAACCATCAAACTTGCAGTTTTTAAGCATTTTGAAATAGTTCAGTCGGAGTTCAAATTCACAATTATATCTTCAAATGGCGCAGTAATCAACAAAGTCTGCGAAGATCTTAGAAAATTAGATTTTCATGTAAGTATAGAAGTCAATGTGCATTTAGATTCTACAACTGGCAAACCAAAACAAACTGCTTACACAAATATAAAAGTGAATATGTCACCTCCACCTCCTCAATTAATTGAGTAAAATTAAGTATTACCTTTAAAATTAATTCAAAATGAGCTTTTTAGCACTAAAACAGAAAGTCCAAAGTCAGTTTGAAGTATTACTGACAGGTTCCACATTATTCTTTGTTGAAATAGACAAAGATAAGATTTGGGACTTATACTTAGATGGTTTCACAGAAGAAACTCGTCAAGGTAACACTTGTAATTGTTGCAAATCCTTCCTAAGACAATGGTCAGGAATTGTAGCAATTCAGAACAACAAGAAATTATCTCTTTGGGATATTGAACTTGAAGAAACAGATGAATATTTTCAATCTGTAAAAAATATTCGTGACTATATTCATTCTTTACCAGTTCGTAGCAAATTCATTAATGATTTTGTTAAACTTGGTACAGATAAGAATTATGATCCGATCAAAGACGTAAATTGGAATCACTTTTTCTTAAAACTTCCAACTACTTATGTAGTTAGAGGTGGCACAGTTGCAAGTGAAGTTGGTGAGTTCAGAACTACTGCCGAAGTTTTGCAGAGAGGTTTAGAAACTATAACTACTGATGCTTTGCAAACAGTTGTAGAATTGACAAATCAAAACTCCTTGTATCGTGGTTCAGAATTTGTGAATTTAGTAAAAGAATTCTCTCGTTTAAAAGAATTGTTTGTAAAACTTCCAGATGATGTAGAAGTAAAAAGAAACTTCTGCATGAAAACTGCAAGTATGGTTCCTCCTACAATATCAAGATTAAGAAATGCCGCAATTGGTACATTGCTTGTCGATTTGTCAGAAGGTGTATTAGATTTGGATGCCTGCGTTTCAAAATATGAAGTAGTTATGGCTCCAGCTAATTACAAAAGACCTACTGCGCTAGTTACTCCAAAAATGGTAGAACAGGCGAAAGAAAAGTTGACTGAATTAGGATTGCAAGATTCTTTAGAAAGAAGATTTGCAGTAGAATCAGATCTGGACATAAACGATATTTTATTTGTTGATAAAAGTTCAACCGTAAAAGACGTATTTTCAGATCTCGCAACATCTTCTGTTTCTGCAAAATCTTTCTCAAAAGCAGAAACAATTTCCATTGAGAAATTCATAAAAGATGTACTTCCAACAAGTAGTTCAGTTGAATTACTTGTAGAAAACAATCACTTGTCAAATTTGATTACTCTTATCACAGGAGTAAACAAAGATGCAAAACCATTGTTCAAATGGAATAATTTATTCTCTTGGTCATATGTAAATGCAATTGCAGATTCTATGAAAGAGAGAGTAAAGAGTGCAGGCGGAAATGTCGAAGGTGTTTTGAGATTTTCAATTGAATGGAATCATGATGGCAAAAACAGTATAGATTTTGATGCTCACGCAAAGGAACCTAACGGAACTCACATTTATTACGGACAGTATAATAAAAGTGGTGACAGATCAATTTCTGGAATGTCAGGAAATTTGGATGTAGATATAAGATTCCCGGGAAAAGATATAGCAGTAGAAAATATAGTTTGGTCTAACAAAGCAAGAATGCAAGACGGAAACTATAATCTGTACGTTAACAATTTTTCTCATAGTCTCAGCAAAGGAGGATTTAAAGCGCAAGTGGAGTTTGATGGTATCATACATGAATTTGAGTACCCAAAAAACTTAAAAGGCGATGAAAATGTTCAAGTTGCAGTTGTGAACTTGAAAAATGGCAAGTTTACAATAAGTTCTCCATTAAACTCAAAAGAATCAGCTGCAAAATCAGTTGAAAAGTGGGGAACTAAAACTCAGAACTTTGTCAAAGTTAAGAACGTAATGCTTTCTCCAAACCACTGGGGACAAGCAACAGGAAACAAGCACTACATATTTGTGCTTGAAAACTGTATTTGTGATGAAACTCCAAGACCTTTCTTCAACGAATTCTTAAAACAAGAATTTGATGAAAACAGAAAGGTATTTGAAGTTTTAGGTTCAAAATTAAAAGTAGAACCTTCTCAACAACAATTATCAGGCTTAGGTTTCTCTGAAACTCAAAGAAATGAAATTTTTGTTAGAGTAAAAGGAAGCTTCGAAAGAGTTTTAAAAGTAACTTTCTAATGGCAATAAAGACTTTATATCTGAAAAGTATTGGAGGTAACGTAGGAAATACAAATCTTATTACTTCCGCAGGCTACAAGTATGATGAAGAAACCTTTGAATTCAAAGGGATGTTTGAATCTTTTGATGGTGGAAAAGCTGCAAAAGAAGAAGGCCATTACACTTTTGAATCTATAAAAGCATTTATAGAAAGCAAAGGTGTTCAACCACTAGTAAAATTAAATAATTAGTTAAAACCCCAATTCAAAAACGTGGAAAATTTATTCCTACAAGCATCTAAGAAGAAACTTAGATTTACTACCAACAAAGGTCAAATCTCAACAGAAGAACTCTGGGATTTGAATTTGCCTTCTTTAGATAACATTGCAAAAGATGTTTTTTCTAAAGTTCAAGCTTCTCAAGTTGTAAGCTTCATTGATGAAAAGACTACTTCTGACAAAGATTCAGAATTACGTCTTGAAATCTTGAAATTCGTAATTGCAGAAAAGAAATCTGTTGCTGAAAAAGCAAAGGAACGTGCAAGAAAAGAAGCAGATATTGCCAGAATTACAGAACTCATTGCTGAAAAAAATAATGAGGCTCTGAAAGGCAAATCTGTTGAAGAATTGCAGAAAGAACTGGAGACTTTACGTAATTCCTAAATCTCAATCACAAGGAAGTATGTTAATTCATACTTCCTTTCTTTAACACTTTAAAATTATGAATACAGAAGAGCCAGATGAACGATCAAAGAAAATTTCTGATTGTCTCGGAGCAATACAAATGATTCACACAAGCCTATTTGTAAATATAATTGGCGAATCAGATAAAGTGAAGAAAAATCAACATTTGAAAGATGCAACTTTACAATGGTTAGTAACTTTGTACAGACTTGCAGAACTTCAAAATCTTGATATTTCGGATATAACTAAAAAGTTTAACGAACTTAAAAAGCAAACTCCAAAAGAATGATGTTTTCAGAACTTGAACACGAAGAGATAGAACCAATAGTTCTAAAGAAATATGATACCGAAACTGGGCCAGATGATCCAGAAGAGGAAGAACTTGATGATTTAGATCGTTCTGTCGAAAAAGACGACGATTTAGATGATGAAGATTGTGAAGAAGAAGACGACGATTTATTCTTTGATGAAGATTTTGATCTTGACGAAGATGCAGAATTCGATTTAGACGAATTTGAAGACGAAGAAGACGATGAATAATCAAGAAAGAGATAGTCACGGATTGATCATAGTTCCAGAATATATAATTTGCTCTGCAATTTATATAGAAGAAACAGAAAATAACAAAAATTTGTTTTCTGATGATATATCCAAGCTTGTAAAGCCAAGAAATAAAGATTCAGGAATAGTGATTTCTGGACTTAGACACGCACATTGTATCTGGTTATTTGTAGCAATAGTAAAAGCAGCAAATCCAGATATAACTCAAGAACAAGTAGATGATATGACAAATGGATTTAGTGAACAAGGTTTTCTAACTTCACATAATAATTACTTGACAAGAGAAGAAGCCGCAGAATTTATAGGAATTTGTCCTAGAACTGGAGAATCCACAAAAACTCTATTTAGCGAAGATTTGTATTAAGACTTCGTTACAAACCCCAGAAAAAGAAGAAGATGATAGACGGTTTCAATACAGAATTCCATAATTCCATCAAAGAACTTGGAAAAGAACTATTAGCAAGACTCGAAGATTCTGTACTTCACAACAAAGGTTTTACCTCATTTGCAAAAAGATTAGTTCTCACGAATCCAATCTTTGAAGATGATAAGTTTGGAACTGCATCAGAAAAAGTCAAAGGTTTAGAGATTACAGTAAAAGAGTTTATAAACTCAGAGTTTTCAGAAGAATTAGGTAAATATAAAGATTTTGAATTTTCACTTTCTTTTACAATTCTTAAAACTTCTAAAAAAGTAAACATGGATTTTTACTTAATCAAGAAATAACTATGGATATTAAAAATCCTTACGTCAAAGAAAACTGTAAAGACGGAAAAATCTACTTTAGTGTTAGAGAAAAATGTTTTGCAGAAGGTGTACAAGCTGCATTAGAAGCAACCAGAGAAAAAAGTTTTAAAGAACAATTACCAGAACCATGGCAACCAATAATAGTTATGGATAATATGAATTGTAAAAAAGCTTTTTTCTGGGAGGACCATCTTGAAGATGGAATATTTACTTTTTGTAATTATAAATATACACATTGGAGACCATTTCCATTTAAAAGTTAATACTTATGGATATTAAAAATCCTTATAGAACAGCAGAGCAAATAGGAACAGAAAACTCGACAGCACATTTCAATTTTTTGAAATCAGTTGTGTTCGATGAAGGTGTTCAAGCTGCATTTTCTGCATTAAAACCTAAAAAGTTTGCAGATGAGTTTCCGGAAGAAAGACAGATTGTTTTGGTTCTTGGTAAGCACATAACTAGTTTTGCTAACATTACATCTTTTGATTCCACGAAGATAAAAGATAATTGTTATGTAAATTATTTTAAATACACTCATTGGTTACCTTTTCCAGAATTATGAAAATAAAAATAGAAAATCCCTATACAGAAAGTAACTCAATGGTTGCTTTCAAAAGAGGAGTAGATGCTGCATTTACTGAACTAAAACCCAAGAGATTTGCAGACGAATTGCCAGAGAAAGGACAAAGTATTATTGTATACGGAACAATTTTCTCCAGAGATGTTCGTTTTAATCCTGATCGTCTTACGGATGGTCATTCTCACATAGACGGAGAGAAAATCATAACTAAAAACAAGTATTATGCAGAATACTATATGTATTCACATTGGAGTCCATTCCCAAAACTTGAATAGTTGTGAAAGAAGTTATTTACACAATAGGATTTGTAATAATAATCCTTCTTCATGCAATGTTTTGTGCGCTTTCTTTAAATGACGCCATTAAAAAGAACCGATTTTCAGATTGGTTTTTGGTAGGTTTAATTTGGGGAGTTTCAATAATAACAATCGTTGCATTATTCAAGAAATGGTTAGAAATGTGGTAGTCCGCCAGCTTCTTTCTTTTTCTGGGGTTCATACCTCAATCAATACCCATTTAGATTTTAATATCCTTGCCCAATGGTCAGCTTGCTAAAATCTATTCAATTCTCAAGCCCTTAAAACCATCAAAATGTACTAAGTATGTTAAATCAAGAAGGTATGCAACTTACAGAAAATCCTGAATTTCTTCACGATATAATTTCTGTAAAACACATAATATATAATCCGACTCATGGTGATTTTGAAGTTCAGTTTTCACACATGAGGGATTATCTATTAAAAGATTTTCTCGCTGAGAAAAACTCTTTGTTTCTAATAGAACCTATATTTTTAAAATTAGTTTATTCTTATTTTCTTAAAAATCTGTATTATTTTGCAACTACAAAAGAAGAAGAAGTTTTAATAGCTTCCTATGAATACTTTAAAACGTGCAGTCCAGAAAACAGACATGTTGATAGTATTATGAACTGTTGTATGCAAACAGCAGTTGCTTTTTTTCTTATTGGTTTATCTGAAAAAGATAAAGAGTATGTATTTGATATAGGAATAGAAAAACTAAAGAAATACGAGAAAAATTCTAAACATTTGCTTCCTAATGAAGCAATGCGAGACAACAGTTCAAAAGTGGATCATAGTCTCTTTTGTAGTGTTCTTCCAGAATTTGCAGAATGTTTGGTAGAAGGAGCAAAAAAATATTCAGCTAATAACTGGAAAAAACAAATGGATCCACATCAAATCATAAACTCTTTGATAAATCATTTAGAAAAGTATTTATGTGGAGAAATTCACGACAAAGATAGTGGAAATACTCACATTTCACACGGACTTTGTAATTGTATGTTCTTAGAATATCATTGCAATACAAACAGTACAATTAAAAAGTTGCGTTCAGTACCACAATCTGTTGATGAAATATTAGCAGAACAGTAAATTAAAATTAGTTTCCAAAACCTCAGACCAAAATGGAAAAGTTAAAAGCGTTTGCGCCAAAATTAATCGAGAAAGTAAGTGACCTTGCTGTTTATTTCAGCGCAATTACTACTCACAAAGATCTATCTAGCAAGAAAATTGCTATTTTGCAACAAGACATCGAAAGAAGTTACTATGAAGTTGTAAAAGATCAAGATAAATTTCACGACTCTTTATGTGGTGAAATGATGCTTGTTAAAAAACATCCAGTAGAAAGTAGAAAGATTACAATTAGTATAGAAGACGATGTATATGACTTCTATATGCAGAATCAAGATTTACAACTTTGTTCTGAAAAGTTTATTCCTCTAAATGCTCGCATTCAAAAAATAATTTCTAGTATTCCTATCTTGACAAGAGAAGAACTAGAGAGAATAAACCGAGGAGATGCGAATTTACTTCGTCAAAAAGAAAGCAAACAGCTTGTTCGTGATAGAAAAGATAAAACTGTAAAACTTGATCAGTTTGGTAATTATCAATTCTTTGCATTCCGTTACTCAACAGAAGGTCATGCAGATTTAGATATACGTTCTAATGTAAAGTATGAATCTAAATTCTGTTTATCCCAGCTAAACCCAGCAGCAGTAAGTATCAAGAAATCAAAAAGTGAAAATTTAGTTGAGAACTAAATAATGTTTGCTTAACTTTGATACTCTGAACATCATCTTTTAATTTATGGCAAGAAAATTCGTTTATGATATAGAAAGTTATCTTAATTACTTTCTAGTATGCTTTCAAGAATACAACACAGATAACAAGTTTTATTTTGAACTGTTTGTTTCAGAAGAAGGTAGAGAAGAAACAAAAACTTCTGCCCAAGAATTAGAAGAATTTTTATTATCTCTCGAAGCAGGCCCAGAAAAAGGAAAAGATTATCTGATCGGCTACAACAACATTTCTTATGATGATGTAATGCTGAACAAGTTCTTAGGAATGAAAAACCCAAGTCCTAAGAAAATGAATGCTTTTTCAAATAACCTTATTCGAGAGTTAAGAGAACAAAAAATCTATCATAAGATTGACAAGTTGCATTGTAATACAATTGACTTGATGACTTTAGGTAGATTGGATAAAATTGGTAAATCTTTGAAAAGTTGTGCAGTAAATTTAAAAATGCCACTTATTCAAGATTTACCATTTTCTCCAGAAGCAATTCTTACAAGAGAACAAGCAGATTTAGTTAGAGATTATTGTTTTAATGATGTTTTAATAACTCATGAACTAACTAAATACTTTTTTCCTGAAATCAAGCTTAGAGAAAACGTAAAAAACAGATATAACTTACCGGTTATGTCTTCTTCTCGTAGTACAGTAGCAGATATGCTTATTACTAAGCTTTATTGTGAAAAAACTGGAGATAATAAGCATGAATTCAGAAAAAACTTTAGAGAAAACAAAGTTGTTCATCTTAAAGATTGCATTTTACCATTTGTAAAGTTTGAGACTCCACAATTACAAAAATTTCTTGAAGAACTTCGTAATAAAAGTTTTAAGCTTGAAAAAGGAGTAATGAAAGAAAGAGTAATGATTGATAATGTTGAGTATATTTTAGGAATTGGCGGTATTCATACAGTAGATTATCCTAAAATTCATTATTCAACAAAAACTCATTATTTATCAGACAAAGATGTAAAATCTTACTATCCAAGTTTGTGTAATGAATGGCTTATAAGACCTTACCATTTAAGTCCTGAATTTAATCAAATTCTAAAAGATCAAACAGTAGAAAGATTAGAATACAAAGCTAAAGGTATGAAATTACCAGCAGAAGTTAATAAAATTGTTATTAACGCAGCAGTAGGTAAATTTAATATGGGAAGATCAAAAACTTCTCCTCCTTCTCCTTTATATGATCCGACTGCATTTTTAACTGTTACATTATCTGGGCAGTTAGGAATTTTGATGCTTGCAGAACAAAATCAGATTCACGGATTCAAAACTATTTCTGCAAATACCGATGGTATTCTTACTTTGGTTCCAGTTGACAAAAAAGAAGAGTACGATAAAATCGGAACTGATTGGGAAAATACAACAAAAATGGAATTGGAGGAAACTCTATATACCAAATTTGTTTGTAAAGCAATGAACAGTTATGTTGCAATGGAACCAAAAGCAGATGGAAAATTCTCTATTAAAACTAAAGGCGGATTTCTTTATGAAAAGCCAATAGAAAAAGGTTTCGATATGCCGATTATTCCTTATGCTTTAGTTAAATACTTTACAGAAGGAATAGATTACCGAAAAACTATTATGGAGCATACAGATTTGTATGATTTCTGTTCTTCTCAAAAAGCAGATTCTAAATTTGAATTTATATTCAAAATTGTTCAGAATGGAGACGTTAAAATAGAAAAACTACCAAAAACAAATAGGTATTTCGTATCTAAAAAAGGTGGTTATTTAATGAAACGTAATAAAGACACAGGAGCAGAGAGTTTTGTAATAGCAAAATCATTGTTAACACTAGCAAACGACTTACGTGGAGTTACAATAAAAGATGTAGATATTGACTACAAATTTTATATTAACGAATGTAGTAAGTTTGCACACGAAATTGAAAATCAACAATTAACTTTATTTTAATGTGGAAAACATAGATGGATTGAGTCGAGATCAGATTCAAGACTACTTATTAGATAATTATTGGAGAGCATATAAAGGTAGAGGAACATTTGCTTGTTGTACTTCTTTTGGTAAAACTGTAATGGCTTGCAAAGCAATAAACAGAACAAGAGCAAAAAATCCAAATCTTCCAATAACAATTATCTTAAATAAAACAAACCACCTTGTTAACTGGACTGCGGACTTAGATAAATTTGTTTTACCACAATTTAGACAAAATATAAATGTTTATATCATAAACACTTATGTAAATAAACTAATTGCTGGTGAAATAACTGATACTGAAAATACCTTTATAATTGCAGACGAAATTCACAATTATGGAGGCAATGCTGATGAAGCAATTGGCAGACAGTTCGTAAGAATGTGGGAAGTTCCTTACAAATTTATATTAGGACTTTCAGCAACAGCAGAAAGACTAGATGGTTTGCATACAACTTTTACTCAACTTGCTCCAATCTTATATACTATAAGTTTGGAAATGGCAGTTAGAAATGGTTGGGTAGCACCTTATCAGGAAATAAATCTAAGGATGAATCTGACTCACGAGCAGAAGAATCAATATGATTATTATTCTGAGCAAATACCAAAAAACTTAAAAGTTTTTGATAACGATTTTGCTGCTGCAACATCTGCTTGTAATACTCCGGCAGTTGCAGCAAAATGGGCAAAAAAGAAAAATCTTCCGATAGAAGCAATAAAAACAAGTTCCTCTTGTTTTTTGGCTTTTATGAAGAAAAGATCTGATCTTTTACAGCAGAGCAAAGCAAAAGAAGATATAATAGTTAGAATACTCACAGAAACTAACTGTAAAACTATTATATTCTCTCAGTCTATTGAATTTATAGAAAATTTGAAAGTTAAACTTCAAACTTTCCGTAAATGCAGTATTTATCACAGCAAATTAACAAAAAAGGAAAAAGATGCAGCATTAGCTGAATTTTTATCTGGACAGACAGACGTAATGTTGTCTGCATCGGCACTGAACGAAGGATTTTCTGACGACAAATTATATCTTGGAATAGCAGCAGCTTATAATTCAAGTGCAACAAGTAATGTTCAAAGAAAAGGCCGGGTTTGCCGTCTTAGAAAAGACGGAACTTATAAAACTGCAATGTTTGTGAATTTAGTTTACACTTCAACAGTAGAGGAAAGTTGGCTAGAAAAAGCGCAAAAAGATTCTGCACCTGCAACATATTTATCGTTAGAGGACACAATCACAAAAATAGAACGATTGACTATAAATGATAGATAATGAATTCAAAAGTCTGAAATTTTTACTGAATGACTTGCGAATAACTCCTAATCAGTTACTGTTTTTACACGTATTAACTGAAAAAGGTCAAGGAGGAAATAAAAAAGCTAGCGCAATAACTTGGTATGCAGAATATCTAGGAAGACTAGGAGAAATTGATTTTGATGTTTCTCCAGTAACTGAACTAGATATTCGCATACTTATTGAACGTGGCTTCATCAGTTATATAGGTAGTGATCCAGAAAATGCAGATACTAATGATTTCATTATATCGCATGATTACGAAAAATATATAACTGCTGTTTATAAGAAAGAAGAAGTAAAAACTTTCGGTTTAGATTTAATAAACCGTTATCCGTCTTTCATAAAAGTAAAAGGAGATCTTTATCCGTCAAGATCTCAGATAAAAGTCGATCACGAAGGATCTGTAATAAGAAAACTCACAAAAGAAAATACAAACAAAGAGACAATTACAGATACTGAGTTTTACGAATATTATTACACTACAATCGAAGGCAGCAAAGAAACTCACGAGTTACTTATGGAAGCCATAGATTACATAAAAAAACAAGAGTTGCATAGTAAACCAAAAGAAAGTTTCTTTTCTTATGGCATTGTTGCATTTATTTCATCTGGTAGATTTAGGTCAGCGATTGATATTTATCAATCTTTGATGCAAAGCACCAATTCTTTTATTAACTTTGACAAGGTACAACCAGACTTTGATCAAATATGACAGAAGAACAAAAAGAAAAGCAGAAAGAAAAGGAAAAAGATTACTTTCGTTTAATTACTAGCGAAATTTCACTTGCGAGACAAGGGAAAAGACCAGGAATTGATACGAATTTAGACTTTGCAGATTTTGCAAAAGTCGAGAGAGGTACTTTTTACCTAATCGGTGGTGAAACCGGAACTGGAAAAACTTCTTTTGTTGACGATGTCTTTTTAATGAATGCAATTGAGGAATATATGGTAGATGGAGAAGATAAAAACTTCATGTGCTTGTATTTTACAATGGAAGTTTCAAAGAAAAGAAAATTACTAAAATTGGCAGTAAATAAACTTTATAGAGAAGGTGTTTTAACTCCTACAACGAGAAAACCCGTAGATATAAAGAAAATTCTTAGTACAGATATGCCACTTACTGAAAGAGGTTTGGAGTACATAAGAAATTTGCAGCCATTTTTTAAAGTTCTTCAAGAGAAAGTAAAATTTCTAGAAATTCCAGAAGATGCAGCAAGAACAAAAGAACAAATACAAAAATTTCTAGATATGCATCTAGAAGAAATTGAAGAAGATTTCTTCGATGATGTTTTGAAAGAAAATACTACAAGAAAAGTTTTTGTAAATAAGATTAACAAACGTCCAATGTTTCTTTTGATTATTTATGATCACATAAGTCTTGTAAAAAGAAAAAACGGAAATTTTGCAAAAGATCAGATGGATGAATTATCCGGTGATTTTATTCAATTTAGAAATAAATATGATGTTGCAATAGCAGCAGTACAACAATTAAAATCGAAAAATAGTTTTACAGTAAGCAAACAAGATGAATTATGGCCTGTACTGGATGATTTTTCAGATAGTAAAAACATGCAGAAGGATGCAAATGTTGTTTTAGCTTTGTTTAGTCCTGCAAGATACCATCTTGCAGAATATAAAGGTTACAACATTTCCATATTAGGAGATAGATATAGATCAGTTTACAAACTTAAAGACAGAGATGGTAGAGGACTAGGTGACAGATCTATGCTTTATGTTGGAGAAACTGGAATATTCGCTCCATTACCGCCAATCGAGAATTTATTTTCTAATAACGATAAGGCAAAAAATTTATTAGAAGACGTTTTAGCAGGTAGAAACGCTCTCCCAGAAAAAAGAAAAGATTCAGTAAGGGAACTTCCTCCCTCGGACTTTACTGAATATCAAGAGGGAGATCCGTATTAAACTTTACTAATTATGTCCGATGAAATAAAAAAAGACAGACATCCTGCAATTATGGTTGCAATTATAGGTTCTTCTGGTCGAGGTAAAACTATGGCTGCAAGAAATCTAGATCCTGAAACTACTCTAATAATAAATTCAGAACAAAAAGCATTTCCGTTCAAATCAAAATTCAAGTTTGTAAAAACTGGTTTTGATGCACAAGGAAAATCAGATATGCTTTCTTTCTTAACTCAAGAAAAGTTAGATAAGAATGGTATCAAAACAATTTTCTTTGATTCTTTCAGTTTATGGGCGCAGAAGCAAGAAATCTATGATAGAAAAGCATATAAAGGCTTTGAAATCTATGGACAACTAGGAGAAGATTATTACAAACTTCTCGATGCAATGCGTAACTTAAAAGATGTAGTCATTTATGTGACTTGTCACGTAGAAATGATTACAGATGAAACCGAAGGAGTTAGAGAAATAAGAATGACTACCGAAGGAAAGAAATTTTCTGGAAAATTAGAAGCGTATTTTCCTATTGTTCTTTATGCAACAAGAGGCGAAGAAACTGCTGATGGTCGTCCTACTTATGTTTTCAAAAGTTATGCAAAACGTACAGGTGCCAAAGTACCTCCGGGTTTGCTAACCGATGATGCCGATCCAACTAAAGATTTGATAGACGTGCCAAACGACTGTCTTTGGATCTCAAAAAAAATCAAAGAATATTACGAACTTCCATTGTAGAACCAAAAAAAAGTTCTATATTTGTAATACAGTAAATCACAACCCAATCTAAACCCATCAAACAAGATGAATCTTAATTCAATCATTTCTGCCATTCCTAACAAAGCAAAAAGAACTGGTATCAGTAAGCCAAGAGCAAAGAAATCTCAGGATTTCGATATTCGTGTAGTTGAAGGCGATTGCACAGTATCAGATGAACTGTTTAAGTCTTTAAACTTGCAGAACCGTTCAGCCACTATTGCTCACGTAGATGGCAAATTGCTAATGGTTATTTTTGCAGCCGGTTCGGCAGAAGCTGAAAAAGCTATCTTCAAAGCAAGAAAAGACGGTAAAGAAAAGAGTGCAACTGTACGCTTATCTTACTTTGCTCAAGCATTTGAAGAAGCAATCGTTGCTACTGGTGTAGCAGAAAAAATTGATGCTACTTATAGCACAACTGATGTAACCGCAGAATTAGAAGATGCAGATACCCAAGAAGGTATCACCGTTCTTCAACTTACTTATGTTGCTCCAACAGAAAGAAAGAAAAGAACTAAAGAAGAAGGTGCTGAAACAGCAGATGTAGTTGCAGATGCAACTAGCGAAGATGCTCCAGCAGAAAACGAATCAGAAGTAGTTTCTGCTTCTGAAATACCATCAGAGTTTTAATCTCTGAAAAATTCCTAGAAAAGGGATCTTCGGATCCCTTTTTTTTACTTAAATAAATCAATTCCCATCATTATTACCTCATATTCAATATGAATAACTTATTTCAAGCTGCGGAAAGCGCACAAGACACCTCATCAAATGGAACCAGCATCTCAAGTTTTGATTTTGGAGTTACTAACTGTAAATTCAAATCTGTAAGTTTGAGTGAAGGAAATGAAACTATTAGTCCAAGTATAATTTTCACATTTGCAAAGTCAGATGATGAAAAGAAAACTCACGATTATGTAGTATGGCCTCCATTTGCAAGAGAAGGTGCTTCGCAAGAAGAATCAGAAAAAGCAGAAAAAAGATTCTTCGCAACAGTTTACATGTTGCTAAACAGGTTTGAAAAAGATGTTGACGAAAATGGTCAGTACAACAGTAAAGAAAAATTCATGACCGAACTGCAAAATGCAGGTTTCACAAGAGAAACTGATGCAAGTGCAGACATAATGCTTTTTATGCGCCCTGCATATGAAGCAATTAGCAAAATTATAGATAATTCACCTTTCAAAGGTGCAGAATTTCAGCTTAAAGTAACAGCTTCTGTTTACAATAACAAAAAAAGACTTGCTACTCCAGCAGTTGGTTACACTCACTTCCTAAGAATAGGTGAAAAAGTTATAACCGAACTTATGAAAATAAGTAAAAAAGAACAAGAAAGTTATAATGAATATCTGAACTTCAAAGATCCAAATGCTGCTCCGGCAACAAGTGCAGGTCAAAAAGAAGAAGAAGATGCATTTTAATTAGCTTACAAAGCGAGAAAGAAAAGTCAGGAGAAATCCTGACTTTTTTTTATATTTGAAAATGTCACAACTAACAAAGAACTTTATACTTTCCAAAATAAGACAAGAAGATGTATTTGAAACTTATGGCATTTCAGTAACGAAAAAAACAATATTAAATCCTTTTAGAAAAGACACTCAGCCAAGTTGCAGTTTCTATAATAATAAAGGAAAACTTGTAATGTATGATCATGGAACAAAACAGTTTTATGATTGTTTTGACATAGTGCAAACTTTATACAGTTGCGATTTTAACATGGCTTTAAAGATAGTGGCTAGAGATTTTAATATTGATTATGAAGGAAAAACTGATATTGGCGAAAGGAGAGAAGTAAAAGCATCGCCTGTAAATAATCTTTCTTCTTTTTCTGGGACGGAGAAAAACATTGTAGTAAAAGAAAGATTATTTTCGAGAGTTGATAAAAACTTTTGGTACGAGCGTTATCAGATTTCTTCAAAGACTTTAAAAAAATTCAAAGTTTATGCAATAGATAGACTTTGGGTAGATGGAAGACTTGTATATACAAATGATGAAACAAATCCGGGATATGCATATTATCTAGGAGAAACTCATTATAAAATATACTTTCCATATGGTGAACCAAAATTCATCCAAAATACAAACTCAAAAATAATGGGTTACAGGCAACTTCCTGAAACAGGAGATGTAATATTAATTACTAAAAGTTTAAAAGATGTAATGTGTTTACATGAACTTTCTTACTTTTCTGCATCTCCACTTTCAGAAAATGCAAAATATCACCCAAAGTTCGTAGAATATATAAAATCAAGGTTCAAAAGACCAGTAATATTTTACGATAACGACGAAAGAGGCATTCAGTTTGCAAAAGACAGATCAGCAGAAACTGGATGGCCATATATAATTCTTCCAGGAGAAGAAAAAGACATATCCGACTTCATAGAAACATATGATATGTTTTCTGCTGCACAAATTCTCAATACTTTACTAAACGATCCTAATGAAAACGGATATTCAAACCTCCCATTCTGAACAAGAAGGACTAATAGATGTAAATGCAAAAGAAGCTGGAATATCATCAAAAGATCTAGCAAGCGCATTATCAACTCTTTCTGAAAGACTCTATCAAGATCCAATATCTGCAATTCTTAGAGAAATAACATCTAATGCAGTAGATGCAAATAAAGATAACAATGCAACAAAAAATGTTGAAGTAATGGTTACTTCGGCAGAAGATGATTATTTTTTAACTGTAAAAGATTATGGCAAAGGTATGTCGGAATCTTTTATGTGGGATAATTATCTTCAATATTTTGATAGCACAAAAAGAAATTCAAATGAAATGATAGGAGGTTTTGGAATTGGTTCAAAATCTCCTTTTGCTTATACAGATTCTTTCTACATTGAAACAAAATGTTTAGGAGAAGACAAAAAAAGAATTTATCTTTTCTACAAAAATGAAAAGAATATTCCCTCTTTAGTTTTACAAGAAACAGAAGAAGCACCATTTGAAGAAGAAGGAACTACAATTAGAATTCCTTTAACAGATAGAGATGATGCAAAGAAGTTTTCTGAAGTCGCATTCAGAACTTTGTTTGGCTTTCCTAACATAACTTCAAATATATTTGAAAGTCCTTTTAATCAGGCAGTAGATTTTATAAATACCAAGGAATACTTGTTTTTTCCGGTATTTCATCGTTGTTTAGAAGGAATACAACACGAATCTTCTTTTTCTTATACACACAGACTTAATATCTTATTAGGCGATGTATTGTACCAGATAGACGTTTCAAAACAAAAAGGTTATTATTCAGACTTGCTTAAATCTTTTGCTTCAATTCCATATATGTTCCTCAGATTTGGAATTGGTGAATTATTACCAAACCCAAGCAGAGAAAGTATAAAGCTTACAGAAGAAAGTGTAGAAGTAATAGCAAACAAAATAAAATCTGTATTGTTAGAATACTCGTTTTTTATTCTGGATAAGCTAAAGCATTCTAAAATCAGACTTTATACATTTCATGTAGATTTGCCAAAAATAATTGGTTTTTCGACAGTAGAAGAATTGGAGTTTCTAAATGGAATTTATCACAAGTCAAAAAGTCTATCATTAAAAGTAGATAATCAAGACTTTTATATTCCTTATTCTGTAATAAGTTCACTCTTTTCATATCACTTGTCAGATGCAACTTCTTTTTGTCCATCAGCTTTAATAAAAGAGATTTTTGAATCCGGAGATGAAGAAACAAGAAAATGTATAACTTTAGTAAGACATTTATTAAAGAATTCATCAAAAGAAAACTTCTTGCATAATGAATTTATAGCGTTTGATCTGGAAAATCTTAGTAATGAACAGTTACAAAGTTCTCTGAATTATCGGTATTATCTGTATATGGTATTTACTGGTTTTGTAATGAGTTCTTTTCCGTCAAGTAACTTTTCAGAGTTTCCAAAGATATATGAAATAAATTCAAAACTGAAAGATAACTGGGAAGAATTTTATCTTCCTGAAAACAAAAAAGAATTTAGACAAATAAGTGTAGTAGAAAACTGGAACAGGTTTAGAAACACACCCTTGTTCCTAAGAAGTGATATAAATGGACTTTTGAAAACCGCAATTTCTGCTTGTTATAACAAAGGTTATCTTGGAAATTCGTATTTTCAAGTTCTTTTTAATAGAAATCCAGTAGGTGCAGTACTAAAAAACTTAAATCTTGAGAACGAAGTTGTAGAAGTAATCGGAAATTCAAGAGATATTTCATCATTTATACCAAGTTTTCCGTCTGGAATTTCAATAATTGATGATAAAGAATTATCTTTCATCGGAAGTTGGAAACAGCAATTTGAATATCTCAGAAGTGCAATACATTCTTGTTTTTCAAGAAACAATTTGCAAACTGTTCAAGCAGGAGTTTTCAGAAAAGGATTTCTAGAAAGGAATTATGCTTTTAACAGCAAAAAGTCTTTTGTAGAACTTTTTAATAAAAAGTTAGACACATATGAAATCTTAAAAGACTCAAAGCTTGCAGACTTATTTGTTTGTTATTTAAATCTTCTTCCTGAAATATTATTCAGAACTCCGTATTTGTTGAGTGACGTTCTCTCTTTAAGTTATATAGAAACTCAAAATTTTTCGTTTTCTACTGTAAACAGATCTGATTTTTACGAATCAATTGAACAAGATTTAATAGGTTCGTTTAATCAACAAATAAGTCAATATCCTACTATTTCTTCTGATCCATCAGAAGCTAGAAAAGATTTAGCAAACATACTTAGAGACAGAGCAGTAACAAATTCTGATTTGTTAAGGCTAAAAAGAAAATTTTATGTAAATAAGTATGCACTTAAAAATTACATGAGTGCTTTTGCACTTCTTGTAAATACTCAAAATAGATTCTATTCTAAAAAGTATATAGATAAAATCTGTAATACTTATGGAATAGTAAACACCCCAGAAGAAGAAAAGAATAATCTGGAGACAGCTTTCTCTCAACTCAAGTTAAAAGTAAAAGAAGCTCTAGAAATAGAAGCAGAAAAACAAAGATTAGAAAAATCTTCTTTAGAAGCAGCAAGACTAGAGTTTATCAAAGAAAGAAAGAAAAGAGAAGCAAAAGAAATCATTCCGGTAGAGAAAACTAATGTAAAATGTCTTTACTTAGATACTCCTACTCAGAGTTCGATTGCACTCAAAAAAAACTCTTCCTTTGTAGAAACTCTTGAAACCTTTATAAAAAAAGTAGATGATAAAGATTTTACTAAAAAAGCTTTTCTAGCAGAAAAAGAACCTAACTACTTTCTTTACTGTTTACCAGAAGAAGTTGAACGAGTTAAAGACTTAGTAAATACATTTCAGTTTGTATATACAAGTTATCAATTCGTTCATTATAAAGAATCTATATCACTTAGTGGTGGTTACAAAGATAGTTCTTCTTACTATAAAGATTTCTTTAATTCAATATTTGTGTTAAACGAAGAACAGATTTATTATCTTGAAACAGAAGAAGCAGAATTTGCAAAAAATCTTTTTCATTTTGATAAATTTATATTTACTGTGCATCCGTTCTTTACGATGCAGTTGTATACTTTTCTTAAACATGATGAATTGATTAGAGATTATTCTAATTTCTCAAAGTTTATAGCAAGACCTTTTGAGAAGTTAAGAAAAACAGTTCCTAGATTGCAGTATCATAATGATTTTGTATATCCGGTAAGAGATCAGAAAATAATTGGTGCTGTTCCTAATGAAAAATATTCAGATTCGAAAATATATCTGAATAACGGAATGAATCACAGCAATTTCAAAAATGAAGTCCTGTTTACTCAGCCTTATCATAACGTAGTTGAAAAACATCAGTATAATAAAAAACTATTAGAAACTCTGCATGTTCTTATTTATGATCCTTATACTCCAGATAGATTTTCATCTAATTGGTTATATGGAAATGTAACTAATTTGAAGAAGTTAGTTTCTAGTTTTAATTTACATATAGACTATATGTATTTTAAAGATCCTGCAAAATCTGATTATTATGGAGGCTATCATAGTAAAGTCAGAACAAGTTTCTGTCCTAACTTAGATTTCATAAATGAAGAACTGATTTATCCGGATGCGATAATCACAAAAGAACTTGGTGACTTGTATTTAGATATGAATAGAATATCAAAAAATGGACATTCTAGATATTCATATCGACCTGCAATAAACGACAATGTAAATGATTTAGCAGAACTTTCAGGAAAAATGAAGTTGTTTTTCTTAGAAATTGCAAATGCTTATAATGTATATACAGCATTAGGAGGAATTTGTCTGACAGAAGAAGAATTTGAAAATTCTCTCACTGAATTAAAATATGCTTTGTCTGTTACAGAAATTCACTATGATGCATATCTCTATCTGCATAAATTATGCAAGATGATAGACAAAACTTACAAGCATATAAATAGTGATTTATCTACTCTGTCATCTTTTATTATGATGGACGGTAGTATACAAGAAAAAGAATTTACAAAAGCACTTACTAACGAAAGATATATTCACAGAAAACAGAAATTTGTTCTTTCTGAAAGACATGTTTCTAATTTTCTTCCTGAATATTCAAAACTTATTGATTACAACAGTCAAAAATCAATAATAAAAATAAATCACAAAGATAATCCTTTGTTTCCACAAACAGAAGGTGCAGAAAAGATTCATGTTTTTGAATTCTATTGTGAAAACATATCTCTTAATGCAAAGAAAAGATCAATGTATGGTGCTTCTGTTTACAAAACATTAGGAAACGCATCAAGCTATGAAGCAAAAGTTGAAGAATTCTTAAAAAATCTAAGTGTAGAATGCACTTTTAACTTAAAAAATGCGTATATTGATCTTAATAAAAAACTACTGTTTCCTTTGATTGAAACCAAATCAGTAGGTTTTTCTAATTCTGATATTTATAATTGTTCATTAACAAACGATTATGAATTTACAGATAAAATGATTAAGAGAAATTATACAGATGGTTCTTTGATAAAGGTTGTATATTTCAAAGGACTTGAAGCAAAGCAAAAATATTTAAAATCACTAAAAGAAGGAGACTTTAATAAGTATGCAAACAGAGTTGTAAAAAGAGATGATTTCTTTTATAATCTGTCGAATTTAGATTCAAGCATATTTCAAAGAAGAAAAACTGCCTTTTCGCAGAATGCTCATAATACAACAGGAGTATTCAAAAATCTTCACCGTTCAAATTTAATCCCTACTTTGTAAAATGGCAAAGAAACAAAAGTCATTAGGCATAATTGCCGGATGGAAACAGGTTGGAAAAACCTTAATAATTTCCTATTCGTTGAATAACGAAACTTTTACTGCAAGCAAAATAATTGCAGAGAAAGAACTTCGTGATCAGGTAAAAGAACTTGTAAAGTCTGCAATCACAAATGTTAAAAATCAAAGCTTGCATAGTCAAGTGATTGATATGTTTATCAAAAAAGATGATGTTGTAGGAGAAGTAGTAAAAGAAACAGTTGTTTCTGATGGCAAAGTAAAAAATTCAGAAGAATTTAAAAATAAGACGTTTGTAATTCAGTATTTAACTGAGGAAAAACCGTTTGATTTATCCTCTTTAGATGATCAGAGCAGAGAATTTACAAAAACTGCTTTCTTTGCAAACAACTTTGAAGTAATTTCTGTAAAAGATACAAAAGTCTGTGTAATAAAAAACACAAACATTTCTGTTCCTACGGAACTGTTTCACAAATTCAGTACAGTTTCTTCAAAGCAAGGACTTCTTGAATTTTTAAGAAAAGTTGCATTAAATCCAGATCCTATTGCAGCAAAAGGTTTGCTGAAGTATGCTACTATGGAAAATTTATTTTCTGTAATGGATAATGGATTTATGATAGGTTACAAACGAGTGACTTCTAAACAAGGATTGTCAGAAGAAGATAATATCATCAGAAGACTTTCGGAGGAAAATACAGATCTGAATACTGTTAAGTTTAATTATGTTGGAGGAAAAATTGAAGTGGTTCCTGCAAATCCTGACGAACTTACAGTAATGAAAAAATTGGTATTGGATAGAGAAAACAGACTTCATTCGTTTGTAGATTCTCATTCAAAATCAATGAATATTAGTCTTTTTGTTCCTGCGGTAATAGAAAGAAAACATTGTGATACGAATCCTAATAATACTTGTTCAAGAGGATTACACGTAGGTACTTATAACTACGCAAATAACTTTTCTGGTAATGTGTTACTAATGGTTGCATTTTCTCCAGAAGATGCAGTTGCAGTTCCTCAAGATGGTGGAAAAATCAGAGTTTGTAGGTATTATCCTATAAAAGTTCTAAGAGATAGAATCTCTTATGATTCTTTGCCAGAAACAGAAAGAATTGCACTACTTACTTCTGTAAATACACTAGATGCACAGTTTGAAAAAGAAAAAGTAGAACAGCAGAATCCTGAACTAGCTAAACTTAGCTATTCTGAACTTTCTGAGAAATTAGAAAAGTTAGCGGAAGAAGGAGAACAAGAAAAGTTCAGAGTTGTAAGGGATGTAATTTTACGTTTCTACACAAGTGTTGGTACTGTTCCACAGTTGATGAGTCTTCCTGAATCTGTTGCAAAACAAAAAGAAGAAGCTGTAAAAACTGTTTCTAAAAAAGCATCTGCTAGAAAAGTTGCAGTAAGAGAAGAAGCTAAACAGGAAGTTGCAGAAGACAATACTACAACAAAACCAGAAGAAAGTGGTCAGACAAAAAAGAAAAAAGCCAAGAAAGATAAAGCAGTTGAAGAAGAAGCTGTTTTGCTCGTTTCGAAAGAAGAAGAGGAAATAATACAGAAGAAGATTGCTTCTGTTAAGAAAATGCGTCATAAACTTATAAACTACATAGTTTATAGAGTTACAACAAGAGACTTTGATGAACAAGGAAAGTCTGTAAATAAAACGAATATTCAATTCTCAAGATCGGATAGTCCAATTACAGAAAATAATGCTGAAAAGCTTATGAATCTTGATGAATTCGATAAACTTTTGAATCCTAGTGATGCAAAGTAATGAAAATCTGGAAAGTGGGTGTAACAAGCCCACTTTCTTTGTTTTTTTTGGGAATATACCTTCACTAAAAAACACAAAAGGAATAAAAGTAATAAAAGGTAGAGCAATCATACACTCTTCTTCAAGAGTTAAAGATTGGGCAGAAAGAAATGAACTTTCGTTTGTTACTTTTAAAAACAAGTTTCTGAAATCAATTGAAAATCTTGAAAAACCTTATAATTTGCATATGTATTTTATAAGACCGAGTAAGATAAGATTTGATTATCATAATGTTTGCCATTTACTTTTAGATTTACTAACAAAATTCGAATGGATAGAAGATGATGATTCAACTACTATCGTTCCAGTATTTGAAGGTTACGAAATATCAAAAACTAAAGCATCAGTAATAATATGGACAAGTCCACGTTCTGCAAACAATTACCAACAGAAGAATATAGATCAATTTCTCAAGTCAGTTTTTCCGACTTAAGATTATTATCTATATATTTAGGAGGTTCTCCTCAAAAATATCAATACTACAAAGGTCTTGAACTAGCAAGACAAGAAGCAGAAGAAGAAGGTATTTTAGAACCTGAACAACAAAAGAAAGCTGTTGCATTTGGAAACGCTTTCCATATGTATATGGCAGATCCAGACAAAGTAAAAATTCTATCTGCAACAGGCCCAGATGAATCAACACAGACCGGTATTTTCATAAATGCGGTTGCTCGTGAAGAAAGAAACTTGTATGTTGAAAAATACAAAAATTTATATCCAGATTTAGATCCAGATAATTACAAAGAAGAATTTCTTAGGGAATTCAAAGCAGGATATTACAATAAAGACAACGAAGTTTGGAAAAACTCTGCTTCTGTAACTCGTGCATTCCTTGCTACACAAAGTAAAAGGTATAAAAATGCTGATTTCTTTTTAGAGCAATTGGACATTTTGGAAAATAAAGAGTTTTTCAAAGCTTTGGTTACTTACAATCCGGAAACTGAATTGTTAGTTACTCCAGAAGTAAGACAAACTTTGCAGAGAAGTATTGATAATTTGAAAAATCATAACTTCTACAAGTATCTATACAACGAAGGAGATACTGTAAAACTAAGCATTAGAGAAACAGAATTAGGAAAAGTATTTACTTTTTCAGTTTTCTTTAGAGAATTGCAGATAGTTTGTAAAGAGATAAAAGGAACTATTGACAATCTAAGAGTTGATTTTACATTGACTGAACAAGATGGTCTTAGACAAGTTTTGTTTTCAATAAGTGATTACAAAACTAATTATAGTTCCGCAGTAGATTATTTAGAATCAAACAAAGGTGATACTGACATCTTGCAACTTTGTTTTTATCAACATTTGATAAGACAATTTATTCTTGAACAAGAAGAAAACTTAGAAGATATTAAAAATGTATTCATAAAAAGACTTTTTGATTCTGTAAAAGAAGAATACTTGAAAACTTCTTATTTACAAGAAGAAGATGAAGTGCAGAAAAAAATTTCTTATTTCCTAGGAGAAGTCGAAGGAAAAGAAGTAAATCCGCAGGAATTTCTGAGTTTTGTAAGCTTTGAAAGCACAATTTTCCACATTCAAACTTCTGGAAAATATAATCCGGTTACTCCAATAAGATTTGTTGGTGGTGAAAAGCAAAATGATGTAATAGATTCTTCGATGGAAGAATATTACAAAATGAAAGAGCAGAAAGGTGATTATAACGGATTTGTAATAGACTTCAATCTTGAAGCAAACTATGCAGAAACTGTATATATGAAGGATCTTTCTGAAATTAAAGAAGAACCAAAACCTAATGAAGATGAAAACGAATTCTAAATTAAGTCTGCTTGTTAGCAGAGGATTAGCTTCTCCATTAGATGAAAAAGGTCATTCTGGATTTTACATTTTCAAAAAATGGCCATCAGTAGAAGATTATCGAAACAACAAAAATTTAATTTTTGTATTCGGTTCTAATATTGAAGGTATTCATGGAGCAGGTGCAGCAAAGTTTGCACATGAACATTTAGGAGCAAAGATAGGAATTGCGGAAGGCTTTACAGGACAAACTTATGCATTGCCTACAAAGAGTTTGACAAGAAATAATATAGATGTTGACCAGAAGTTTATAGTTGAAAAAAGTATTGAACACTTTCTTCAATCAGTACTAATAAATATGCATTCTGATCAAACTTATATTCTTTCTGCAATAGGAACCGGATTATCTGAACTTTCGGCTGACTATATAGTAAATACTTTATTTAAGTATATTTCTATGATGGAAGAAAGTTTGAGAGAAGTAATAAAGCAATTTGTTATATTTCCTTCTGAATTTAAAGAAGAAATGTTAGAGCGCATATGTCCAGCCAGCTAGAACTGTTTGCATATAAACCTCAAGATAGCACCATTCGTTTTTTAGGAAACGAATGGGCTAATCTTATTGGTAAATATTTAGAATCTAGAGATATGAAAGCTTTAAAAACTTTTTTAGCAGAAGAAAGATCTAAATTTAATATTTACCCGAAAAGTTCTGATACATTTAAAATGTTCAGAGATTTACCCCCAGAAAAAGTAAAAGTTATCTTAGTGGGGCAAGATCCATATCCAAATGAACACGCAATGGGAAGGGCATTTGCTTCACAACTTAGCAAACATAGACCTCCTGTAACATTAAAAATTTTAATGAATGCTAGTAAAACTGCTTCAAAAGACTTAACTTTGCAGTCTTGGGTAGATCAAGGAGTATTCTTGTTAAATTCTGTACTTACAGTAAGAGAAAAAGAATCTAGTTCGCATTATGAAAAAGGTTGGGAATATTTTACTCGTAACGTAATAAAAGAACTTTGCGCTCGTACAACAGATAGAAAATTACTATTCTGTTTTATTGGTTCCAAAGCAAAAACTTTCAGCAGATATGTGTCTTCTGTACATATGGTAAAAGAAACTGAACATCCTGCATTTGCAGCAAGAGAAGAAAGAAAATGGGAGAATGAGCAAATCTTCCAGCAAATAAATGTTGCTCTCAAACTAACAAACCAAACGGAAATAATCTGGTAATGGATATAAACGTAACTCCAATTTTTGCACCTTATACTGCAAACTGTAAAGTCACTTGGAACAAAACTACTGAAAATCAAGAAATATATCACGCATTTGTTGGTATTATTTCTGAACTTCCAGAATTGTCGGCAGCAATAGACAAAAAAGACTACATAAACAGATTAGAAGAAACCGGAGACATTCTGTATTATTCTTCTATTCTTATGGATTTGTTAGGAATAACAGATCTTGTTGAAACTTTAATTTTAAGTTGGACAACGTCTTTCGGAGCAGATAAAAATATTTACTCAAATTTATCTGGGACAAAAACATTAAATTACTTACTGTTAGATTTTGCAGATGTAATTAAGAAAACGGTAGAGTACAAAAAGCCAATAAACAAGCAAGAAATTGTGTCAGTAATGGCTCAATTGTATGCAAGTTTATATTTGTACGAAATCAAAGATTCCCCATCTGGACACAAAGACATAAGATCGTTCCTTGTTCAATGTATGAACATGAACTATTTAAAGTTGTGGCTAAGATATGGAACTAAGTTTTCAGAAGAAGCTGCAAACAATCGTGATGTAAAAGCAGAATACAATGCTTTAAAAATGAGTGTTCGACAGGACTGGGTATATACTGCCGAAGAAATGGAGACTTTCTATATTTCAAAGCAACCGGAAGCACAACAGAAATTTGATAGTAATGCCATATTGTGCAAAAATCCATATTTTTCTCCTGCGGTATTAGATAATCCCGAATCGGCAATCAAACCTACTATTGATAAAGGTGCATAAATAGTTTGATAGTTCAAAAGTTTGTTTTATATTTGTATATCTAAACACAACAACCACTATGAAACAGACAGAAAAAACAAAACTGACCAAAGACCAAAAAATCATCGCTTCTTTACCATACGAAAGAAGAATGGAACTTTTATCACAACGCAAAGAAACGCTGTTTGAGATGATCAAACAGAATTTGTTTACTATCTTACTATAACGGAGCCGAAAGGCTCCTTTTCGTTTCTATGAATCAAAAGCCAACATTAGAACAAATCATAAATCTTTATACTGAAAACAGTAAAAAGAAAGACCATTTCAAGAAAAATTTAACTGCTAGACAGATTCGTTTTAATAAACGAAGAGCAGAAAAAATGCCGTATTTAAGAACGGAAGATCAAAATGCAAAAGTTTTGTTCATTTATTCAATGTTGTTAAAGCAAACGCAGACAACAACTCAGTTCTTGAATCCTTTTAAGAATAAGACAAATGAGCAACAAAGATTAAAATTATTAGAACTAGCTAATACTCTAGTTGACAATCTGGAAAAAGATTTATCAAAGGAAATACTAGATGGAGAAAATCAAGGTTTAGATGAAACTTATTGGGATGCTTCTGAAATTTTCTTTGATTTAGCATTACATAGTTTTGATAATTATGTTTTCTTGAAGATGGTAACAGAAGTTCTGAACATTAGACCTGAATTCATACCATCAATAATTTCTCACATTGAAACTTTAGAAAAAGAAAAGAATGGTGAACATCAAGAAAGTACAAGTGCCATATCCGAACCAGAAAACTAAAGAACACGTCGAGAATCTTTCTTTCTTTTCTGGGACAAAGTTTAAACTTAATATGTTTGTTGCGTTTCTTTCAATTGCAACTTCTGAAATTGTAAGTAAACATTTGAATCATTGCAATTTAACAGACTTAGAACTCTCAAACTTAAAACTTCTTTGCCTAGAATAACTATGTTATACAAAAACGAAGTTAGTGCTGCTCAAAAAAGAGCAACTGAAAATTACGATAATGATCCGTCAGATTTTAACAAAGGTGTTTTAGATGCCTTAAATTATGTGATGGAAATTTCCGAATTGGATCCTACATTAAATGATAGAGATCCAGACAATGACTTGGACTTAACCGAAGACTAGAAATGTATACCACCGAAAACATACCATTTGAAAGTAAAGTAGAAATAAGTCTTCTGTTACAAGACTTTGTACTAAACAAGGAAATTGATCCGCATTCAGAGTTAAGAATAAATGTCATTCACTCAAAAATGACTTCCTTTCCAGATCAAATTTCTTTTAGACAAATACTTGCTAAACACAAGAATTACCTGAATCTGAGAAAAGTAATTCGGAATTTACCGTATTATAATTTTGGAACCGAAGAAGCAGTATTAGAATACGCAATAAACTTTCCTGAAAGGTATGAATTTTTATTGTCAGTTCTAATCAAAACAGATCATTTACCAAAACTTTAAGAATGAAACAGTACGCAAAATTACTTTCTGATATATTATCAGAAGGTGTGGATAAACCAGCAGCGAGAGCAAATATGCCTGCTACAAAATCTTTATTCGGTTATCAGATGAGATTTGATCTTCAAGAAAGATTTCCACTTCTTGAATTAAGAAAGTTATCATTTAAAAACATAGTTGCAGAACTTCTGTGGTTTTTGAATGGTGATACAAACATCAAATTTTTGGTTGATAATGGTTGTAACATCTGGAATG